GTGCGCGAAAAATCTGGCATGTTCAGCATTCAGCAACCATGGCAAGGGCGTATCAAGGGAATGTGGTCCACGCTGCAAAGCCCGACAGCCAGCCTGCTAGGCCAGGCTATTCTGTTTTTTCTGGTGCTGGCTGAAAGTCTGATCTGCATATTCTGGATTTACACCCTGTCCGGCCTGGGCGATGGCTACGCGCTCATGGCCGCAGTGCCTTACGTTTATCTGGTCGTCTCCTATGCCAGTCTGCTGCTGTTCTACCGAATGCAGCGCTTCGATTATTTCGTCTTTACCCAGCTCGTCATGCTGCTGGTCATGCCTTTTTTCATGCAATGGATTATTGGCGGCTTTGAAGCCTCCAGTGGTATGGCGATCTGGGCCTTGCTATCTCCTGTAGGCGCCATGATGATCCTGGGCGCAACGCAATCCACGCAATGGTTTGCCCTGTTTCTCATTCTGGCAGGCGTTTCCTGGCAGCTGAACAGCCTGTTTGCGGGCTATGCATTACCCATTCCTGCCACGACCAAAAGCATATTTTTCCTGATCAATCTGGCAGGTGTTGCCAGCATTCTGTATACCGTTCTGCGCTATTTTCAATCGCAGAAAGCCAGACTCATGGAAGCCCTGTCTTACGAGCAGGCACGCTCGGAGAAGCTTTTACTGAGCCTGTTGCCGGTGTCCATCGCGGAACGCCTGAAAGGCGGAGAGGTGAAAATAGCTGACCGGTATGAGCATGTGACCATCCTCTTTGCGGATTTGGTGGATTTCACCCGGCTATCCTTGCATCTGTCACCGGAAGCATTGCTGGATCTACTGAATGAGGTATTTTCCGGATTTGACCGTTTGGCGGCCAAGTATGACCTGGAGAAGATCAAGACCATAGGCGATGCCTACATGCTGGTCTGTGGCGCCCCGATTGAGCGAGCTGACCATGCCGAGGCGGTAGCGGATATGGCATTGGAGGTGCAGGCCTTGTTGCAGACCATCTCCACCCAGCTGGGTACGCCGTTATCCATGCGCATCGGCATCAATAGCGGCCCAGTGGTGGCCGGCGTGATCGGCCACTCAAAATTCAGCTATGACCTGTGGGGCGACGCCGTCAATCTTGCCCGGCGCATGGAGCAATATGGGCTTGCCGGGGAAATACAAGTCTCAGAAGCGAGCTATCAGCTGCTGCGTGAAAAGTATGTCCTTGAGCGTCGTGGGACGATTCTGGTGAAAGGGCATGATGAGCAGGTGGCTGCCTATCTGCTGAAATCCAGGCGAACTGCATTTTAGGTTTGGACAGCCGCCAGACTTGATATATAATCCGCCTCCACGTTACGGAAGGGTGGATGAGTGGTTTAAGTCGCACGCCTGGAAAGCGTGTTTAGGCTAATAGCCTAACGCGGGTTCGAATCCCGCCCCTTCCGCCAATTACAAGTTTGATTCGATCCATTCCAGTTCGATATAGTCCATGAAAGCCAGACCTAGTCTGGCTTTTTTGCATTTCAGCCGTCCGTAATAATCCATTCTAATCCGTTGCAATCCGAGCGATTTGCGTGGTAACTTTCGAGTGACTTACCACATACTCCCAAAAAAGTTACCACACGCCATGGCAAAGAATTTGACGGATTTGGCTTGCCGCAAAGCCACCTGTGAAGGAAAAACCCTCTCAAAGCTGAGTGATGGCGGCGGCCTCTATCTGTGGGTGTATGCCAATGGGGCAAAATATTGGCGCTTCCGGTACTTTATCCATGTGGAAGGGGGCAAGAAAAAGGAAATGTCCCTCAGCCTTGGCGTTTACCCAGAGGTGTCACTGAACGATGCGCGCGTTGAAGCCCGTAAATATCAGGGGCTGGTAGATAACGGCATTGACCCTGCCACTGCCAAGAAGGCCAAGCTCCTGCAAACAAAGGCTGAAGCGGGGGATACGTTCGCAGAGATCGCGCGTGAGTGGTACCGGAAGATGATGCCTACCTGGACGGAAACCCACGCGCGGGATATTGAACGAAGGATCGAGATAAACTTAATCCCTTTCATTCCACAAAAGCCTATTGCCGAACTTGAAGCAGTAGACTTCCTCAAGCCGCTGGAAAAAGTGCAGGAACGTGGCGCCACGCATTTATCACACCGGTTATTGATCAATATCCGCCAAGTCTACAAATACGCGATTGCCAAAGGGAAGTGCAAATACGATGTCACACCTGGCTTGGGTAATGCTCTCATCCCGCATGTGGCCAAAAATCAACCGGCAATCAGGCCTGAGGAGCTGCCAAAGCTCATGACGGACATTGCCGATTATCACAAGCTTGGCGAAATGAAGGTTCAGTTGGGGTTGCAGTTGATGGCCCACGTATGGCTGAGAACGAGGGAATTAACTTTTGGACGGTGGGACGAGCTCGACTATGAGGCAAATCTCTGGCGCGTGCCCGGTGAGCGCATGAAAATGGACCGCGATCACCTTATCCCCTTAACTCCTCAGGTTAAAGTGATCCTGGAGCGATTGCGCGTGCTTGCGAGGGGTAGTGAATACATTCTGCCAGGGCGAAACCATTTGACGCCTGTGAGCAACAATACGCTGCTCTATGCCCTATACCGGTTGGGTTATAAAAGCCGGATGACTGGCCATGGGTTCAGGTCCGTGGCTTCCACGATATTGAATGAAAGCGGCTTCAATGCGGATGCTATCGAGCGGCAGCTGGCCCACGTCCCGGAAAATGCTGTGCGTGCAGCATATAACCGGGCTGAATACATCGATGAGCGCCGCAAGATGATGCTGTGGTGGTCTGAGTACCTGGACAAATGCACGGCTCCAAAGGATCAAGCGGCCTGAGCGTCTTCGTCATTGGCGGCGATCTTGAGGTCGCGCGCGCGCCGCAGATCATCGATGTATTGGTCGATCTCAGATTCCAGCCACAGGCCAGGCTCGACCGGGGCAGGGAAGGTCTTATTCTTGATCCGTTCATAGATCGTTGAGCGGCCTTTCCCGACACGGTTGGAGACCTCTGCTAAGCCGATGAGACGGTCTTTATTTTGTACTGCTTGGTCAAGCATTTCAATTTTATCCATTTCATATCCTTAAAAGTTACTTTCCATATTTATGTCTCAGTGTTCCTAGGTCTGATTAGGTTGTTCAATTGGAAATCTACTGTTACTAGTCACCCCGAAAATCCAGAAAGAGGAAATTAGGGGTGCGGATAGTAGAAAATTCTTCATTGACAATGCGTCATGGCAAGAAAAAGCACGATGTAAATGCAAGCCCCTGTGCTGGAATTGCCTTTCATTTATTTTTTTAGAAAGGTGGAAAATGGACAAAATAGATTTGATGTTGCAAATATTTATGTTGCTTGGAGCTATTGCACAAGCCTTGCAATTCATCATCCATTTACCAAAGTAGTTAGTTTTAAGAAGCTCTGGCGCATGAGTGCTGAAGTTTCTCATTCAGAAATTCTCCTAAATTCGACTACCCATACCCAAGGATTAGCTGACCAGCTGCCCGGGCCATTGATGGATTCCCAAAGCAGCGCATATATGCCGGTAAAGCAGTTGGGGCTGAATTCGTTGGCTGTTTCCCATACATTGCCTTTGACGTAATCAATTAAGCCATTTTTGCTGAATTCAAAGATGCCTTCGTCTTTTGCATCCTGCTCACTGATGTCGATCAGCCGCTCAACGCGCACGCAGGTGATTTCAAGCTGGATCCTGCTCGCAATTCTCGGCATGAAAATAGCTGGACGCTTATACCAGCCTGGCTGGACACTGCCGCGAGTCGCTGGTGGTATATCGGGGTTATCGGCCGCATACTGATAAGCCCGGTCACAGTCGATCGTCATGTCGACAAAGTGGCGCTCATCTCGCCCCTTCCTCTCGCTGTAGCGCATCTCCCAGCGCCCATAAGCAAAGAAAGTTTCTTTGGCCCAGATATGATCGCCTGGCTGGCCGTAGGGGCAGCGGGCCTTGTGCCATGTCTGCGAAGGTTCATCCTGGGCCGTCCAGCCCCAAACGGGCGCGCTGAACCAGCAGGTGCGATCCCATCCTGACGGCGGCTGCGGCTTTACCACTCGCCGAGTCTGCGTCTTGCTGCCATCCAGGAGGGCGCGTACCATCGGAGCACTGAATAAAATCGGACGTTCTTTCATAGGGGAATCCTTTTATGGCAGCTTGTGATGAATGCAAAGCGCTTGATGGTCAACTGTCTAGACACGAACCGCATCCAGCCCTTAAATTCCTTGATGCTAAAAAGTATCGAGCGATGGGGCATGCTAGAGGTCGCATCGAACATTACAAATGCAGCGCGTGCGGCTCCGAGTTCAGTCGAGATATTGATTCTCAGGACAAAGAGGCAAGTTGGATGATTAAGAAATAGGGACAGCATCAGACTTCCCCTTGCGCCTGCTGATAAGCCCGATTCAACTCACACATAGCCTCATCGCTACCACCTTTGTCCGGATGGAGCTTGCTTGCCCAATGGCGATAGTCTGTGCGCAGGCGTTCAAGCGAGACCGTTTCGCCCGGCATGTAACCGAAGACTTCCCGCCAGTTGCGTTCCCGCTGCGCCGCCGGTGCCTGTAACTGAGCAAAACCGCTGAACGCACGCTGCATCATGTCGCTGGCACCCCAGCGCTCAATCCCTCGTAAAGCTTCGATGGTCTTCCTGATGGCCTGGACGTTGTCGGCCAAGAGGTAATAGCGGTCGCACGCAAAGCACAGCTGCTGATTGCCCCGATTGAAGTAGACCGCAACGCCGGTATCATCGAGGTTCATCTGGCGCGCGTAGGGCATGCCGTCCGCCTTCAGCTGCATGTTTGACGAAATAACGATGTTGGTACCGCCCAGGCGCCGGATTTCGTCCAGCACGCCCGCGGTGGCCTTGCTCAGGCTGGTGTCGAAGTTGCTGTCAATTGGATGTTGGCAGCGCGGCCAGCCCGCGGGCCATTGGAGAGGGTATGCTTGCGCGCTCATGGCTTCCACTCCACAAGTTGCTGATCTCTTCGGATATAAAGGGGGTGTCGAGGGGCACCTTTCTTGGTTACTCCCAGGCACATCAGGCGATGCAAGCGGCCGCTGAATATCTCGCGCACTGCCTCAACCCGGTCAGGTCTTGCTTTCGCGCCCCATGCGCAAACGATGGTTTCGTGATGTTTCGCCAACTCACGCAAATAAGCATCGTTATCTGGGCCGACAGGATCCGGGTGAAGCCATAACTCCTTTGGGTTGGTTGCCCGTAGTGCATACAGATTTGCAACGACAATCCCATCGCAATCCCAAGCGTTCGCAAATGATCTGCAGCGGCGGATAGTAGGATCGTCAATTTCAGCATCCGCTGTACTTGGGTTCAGCATGATGAAAAGGGCAGGTGCTCTTGTTGGAAACTCAGCCTGAGGCCCCCGCTGTAGTTGATAACGATATTGCTTGCAGTCGCTGATAATCGCGCTCATGGTCTTAACTCCTCGAGTTTGTGTTTTTCTGGGCAGAATTTTTCATGCAGGTCCAGCAGCTCAAGCCCTTGGCTGAATCTCGGCTCCTTCAGCTCACCGCGGGCAAAGCGCCGAACGGTTGATTCATCCATCTTTGCCTTCGTGTAGATGAACTTGGTGGTGCAACCAGCATGGCGCAGGTTGAGGATGATCTTTTGCCAGTCGAGAGTCATGCTACTAACCTCATGTCTTCATCGCGGTGACACTCGGCAAATAGAGCTGCAGCTGGATATGGTGAAACGCTGTTACCGCACATGCGCACCTGTGCCGACTTGGAGAATTTACGGCCATCATGCCCATGGGTGAAGATATAGTGAGGGCCAAAGCCTTGCGCTGAATACAACTCCTTGGGCTCCAGCATGCGTAGCTTGATATCCACAATCACGTATGGCGTGCCGTGGTAATACACGGTAACCAGCGCCAGGCGGTCTTTGGTGGTGACGGTTGCCAGCGGTTCGCGTGGATCGCTAACATTGTCGGTGCCGTAGTAGCTCATCAAGAATGCGGCAACGCGCAGCGCCTTGGACTTGTCGTCCGCAGACAGTACGCATTCAACCAATGCCGACTTGCCGCCGCCTTCGGTGGTAAACGTGCCGTGTGGCTCGTCGGCGCCGTGCCCGATACTGGTGCCAAACTGCCGCGAGAGGAATGCGGTGACCAGCTGCTGCTGGCTGCCGGTGTTGGTGATCGTGGACATAGGATCACGGGCATCATTGCCGGCGCCTTCATAGAATCCGCCATTCATCTGTGCCAGGTGGGCAATCACAATGGCATGTCTGTTTTCGGTGGTCTGTGTCAGCAATGGATCGTCCAGCTTTGCGCCACGGACCTCATTTTCTGACTTCATGCCGTAATACTGCTGCAGGTATGCCATTGCTACCGACTGGCCGCCGCCGCTCGCCATGATGGTGCCTGCTGGATCTTCGGCAGACTTGGCGCCATCACCCCAGCGCTTTACGCCGCCTGGTGAACCTTCGTCATGCCCGGCTTGGACCATCACCGGGCTCACCATGGCAAATTCGCCGCCCTTTGCCGTTGTGACAGTGCGCAGCGGCTCGCGCACGCTGTGCATGCTTTCGCTGCTGCTTTGGGTGAGCTGGACAATGAACGGATCAGGGTTGTCAATCACGTAGCGCTTGATGCCCTTGGCAATCCGCTTCAACGTGTTGGGCTGCAGGGGCTTCTTGCGGTCGAATATCGACTTACCCTCGATGCTGAAATCAATATGCTCGTGCGCAGCGCTCCACTTCTTCTGGCCCTTCTTGGGGTTCTTGAAGTGCGTAGGCTCGGGGAATGTGGCGGGCTTACCGTCATTGCGGGCATGCATAAACAAGCGGTCACGAGTAGTGCCCGCGCCATAGTCGCAAGCACGCATCATCTGCACATTCAAGTCATAGCCCATGCCGCGCAGGATCTGCAAGAAGCGGTTCCAGGTACGCCCTTTGTGCTTGGGATCAGGAATCAGGTACTGAAGCTCACGCGGCACGCGCTCACCTGGCTCGGCAATTTCACCGTCCAGCTTGATAACGCGGCCTGTTTCCTTGTCGCGCTTGGCGATCAGCGGCCCCCATTGCTGCACCTGCTTGACGTTCTCCAGCGTGATGACGCGGGGACTTACCTGGCCCGCCCACCGGACAACAACCCATGACAGTGCCCGCCGTTTTTCATTGCGGGGCTGCCCGCCTGCGGCCTGGCTGTGATGGGTACAATCAGGGCTTGCATGCAGGTGGCCAACAGGCCTGCCCTGTGTGACCGTGCGAGGATCCACCTCAAACACGTCAGCGACAAAATGACGGGTATCAGGGTGATTGATACGGTGCATGCTCAGCGCGTCGTCATTGTGGTTGATGGCAATATCAGGATTGCGGCCTGATGCTATTTTGATGCCTTCCGATTTCCCGCCGCCGCCTGCAAACAAATCAACGATCAATTCACGGTGGATATCTAGGTTCTGCTGTTTCAGAGGAACTGTTTTGTTAGTTTTTTTCATGCTGCTTCACCGAGCCCTTCAATGCTGAACAAAGTAGGTATCGAAATCTTTCGCTCTACCATGTGCATATAACTGACCCCATCTTTGAAATAGCCAGAATTGAGCTCAGCGCCCCGGCCATACCGGCCCAGGTCTACCGCGCGATAGGGCACAGTCATCAGGCCTGCGAAGGGGTCATATACGACGTCGCCTTTGTTGCTGTACCGATTGATCAGGCGGTCGACGATATCGATCTGAAGCGGGCAGATATGGTTATTGAGGCCGCGCTTGGACTGGTCGCCGTTGAGGGTGAGCATGCGGTTCACGTCATGCCATACGTCAGGGTCATTGCTGGCCGGGGCGATGCTCATGAAGTCTGAGGGAAGGGCGTTGCGGCCTTCCAGCGCCTCGCCCAGCTTCACATGCTCCCAATAGTCATAGATGACCTCACCGCTGCGCTGGGTGAACAGTTTGGCCAGCACATCCGGGCCGTAGTTGACCAGCTCATCGGCGCAAAGCAGGCGGTCACCGCTGGAACGCCACAAGGCGTGAGCATCTATCTGCCAGCGCGCCCGGGTGTAATCCTCCTTCGATTTCACCACCGGGATATCGGCATAGCCGCGGCTGCGGTCGGTCTGTGGCTTGCGGAACAGCAGGACATATTCAGGTGAGCCGACGCCCATCTTGGTACCGTCTTTGCACTGCTCGGTCCAGCCCAGGCGGTAGGTCTGGTTGTTCTCGCGCACCACGTCGGTGACCACAGTAATCATGCCCATGTAGTCGAACCCATGCTTTAGTCCGTGGAAAATAGCTTCGGCATGGAAGGGGCTGACCGTGGGAGCCCCGGCACCGGTCACATTGCCGAACAGGATCCGGTCTTTGACGTGGCAGCAATAGATTCTGCCGGGCATGAGCACGCGCAACAGGTGCGGGGTCAGGTAATCCATCTGCTGCCAGAACTGATCGTTGTTCTCGGTATGGCCGAAGTCGTTATAGCTGGGCGTGTATTCGTAGTGATTGCTGAAAGGGATGCTGGTGACGATCAGCCCGACGCTGTTTTCCTCCATGCGGGCGGTTTCATCGACACAATCGTTATTTACGACCGTGAAATGCTCGCCGGTGACTTCCTGGCGCTCAATACCCATGGAACGGGAAAGCTCAGTCTCAAGGCCGATGGTGGATAGGCCATGCTTGCGAATAATCTCGCTCATGCGCGCGCGCATTTGCTTGTCCAGCTCCCATTTCTGCTTCAGGCTGGCCAGAACCTCGCGCTCGGCCTCGCTGTAAATGATGTCGATGCGTACCTGGTGCGTCTGCTGAAAGCGCTGGACCCGGTAGATAGCTTGGATGAAGTCGTTAAACTTGAAGCCGATCCCGGCGAATATCTCTCGATGGCAATGTCGCTGGAAGTTGCAGCCGCTGCCCGCAATGATGGGTTTGGTGGATAGCACGCTGAATTTGCCATCGCTGAATTCAACGATGCGCTTTTCCCGTTCGTCCAGATCCTGCGAGCCATAGACGCTCACCGCATTCGGTATTGCCTTCTGAATGGCGTGCCGCTCATCTTCAAGGTCATGCCAGACGATGAAGTGATCATCAGGATCCTGGGCCACGATCTCAGCCGCCTTGGCGATGCGGGCAGACATGCTGTTGCGCTTCTCGGCGCTGGCGGCCTGTACACCCATGCTGACATCCTGGAATAGCAGATTCTGGCCGTCCCGGTCGGCCCCGGCCGCCTGGTAGTCGCATGGCACCTCGTGATAGCGCACGTCCAGGTCTGGCAGCTCATAGCCCTCATCTGAAAAGCCCAGATCGCTGGGGTGCTGAATGAAGATGGCCCAGCTATGGAGCCAGATATAGAACTCGGCTTCCTTGTGGGGATGTAGCTGCAGGTTGCCCGCCTGTGAGCTGTCGCGCTTGAAAAAGCGGGTGAGGGCCTGGCCGGTGTCCATGATCCCGAGGAAGCCTGCATAATGGATCAGCTCCTTGAACCGGTTAGGGCTGGGCGTTGCCGTGTTCACGAACTTGAATTCCATGTGATTGAACAGCGGCAAGAATTCCTGATATGTCTTGCTGCCGTAACTGCGCAGGACGCTCGCCTCATCCAGTGAGGCGGCATTGAACTGCCCGAGGTTGATTTTCCCTTCGCGCACGCTCTCGTAGTTGGTCATATACACAGTGCGGTCATCATCGATTTCCGCGTCGCTACGGATGAATTTCAGCTCGATGTGATGCTCATCCTTAAAGCGTTCGGTCACCTCGCGCTTGAACTCCTGGCGCACGCCCAGCGGCATGGTGATGAGGCGCATGGTGCCCGGCTTCTGCAAACCGATGTGGCGCATGATTTCCAGCTGGGTGGCGGTCTTGTGAAGGCCGAAGGCGGCGAATACCGCGCGGCGCCCGCCATGCAGCGCCCATTGCACGATTGCACGGGTATGGGGTTTCAAGTTCGAGTTGATCTCATCCAGCGGTACCTCGATGCCTGCGACCTTCGAGAACTTGAACTTGCTCCTGACGAATTCGGTGTATTCCATCTGTTTTCCTATGTAGATAGACCTTCTTTGCTTTTCCAAGCACACTCACCTGAATGCGCTTGAAAAAGCCCCGCCAACCAAAGGGGAGGAGAAGATTGGCGGAGTGAGAGAGTCGCTAATTCAAATATTCCTCGTACGTTTCAATGCCAGATTCGCTCATGCTGCCTCTTGAAATTCTTCGTTTGCGGCCGGGGCGACATGCACCAATGACAGGTTGATGTCCTGCTGAATCAGGCCGCAGAGCTTGCCGGTCTCTTCTGGTGTGGGATGGCATTGAATGCGGAACTTGGTGACCACGGTGCCGCCTTCCTTGGTGGTGAATTTGAAGCTGTCCACCTTGCATTCCTGCATGGTGATATCGGAGGGCCCGCCGATGCCGTAATGAACAACCACCTTGTAGTTGTCCAATTCGTGTTGCCACTTAAAGCCCTCAATTTCAGGAAACTTGAGCTGGGGAAGGTGGTTGTCGTCATCGATCAGCTCACCCTGGGCGGCATCATCCTTCTTGTAGAAGGCAGATTTCAGGGACGGGTGGAATTCGGACAGCACATTGTTGGTACCTGTGACCTCAACAGTCAGATCGACCGCCAGCAATTTATCTTCGCCGTGAAGCTCGGCGCGCGGGTTCACGTTGGCCAGCTTGGCTTTGGAATTCATCAGGCTAAATTTCGGTTGTAGTGCGGACATGGCTTAACCCTCGCTTTCAGTTGTAGAGGTTGGTTCAGGTGGATAGATATCTGCCCAGTTATCGCAGATGACACGGACCAGCATGGGGATCACCCGCAAATTCGCTGGTACGTTCCAGAGGGAATGGGCATTTTTGGAAATGTCACTCATGGCATTAGGCGGCTTCTGCGCGCTTCGCGTAGGCGGCTTGCAAATCCATGCTGCTGAGCCACTGGACAATGGTGATTTCCGGAGCGTCGAAGCGCAGCGCCAGGCTATAGATCAGCTCGTCATCGGTGGGGCGTCCGGTAGTGGCAGCCGGGATTGATGCGCGACGAATGGATGCTCCGGCGCCATCGTTGACGCCAGAAGATGGGGCCAGGGCTTGAGTATCGTTGGCGGCCTCCGCATGGACTTGGACCGTAGCTTCAGCCGGCGCTTGTTGGACTTGGGCGAACTTCTGCTCTGCTTTTGCTTCCGCCTCCAGGCGAAGTTGCTCGAGCTCGGCTTCTTTGCGCTTTTCTTCATTGACGGTGTGCTCGGTGATGCGATTCTTGATCGTGAGCTCAACGACTTCAGGATCCTTCAACACCAACTGCTGAGCGTCACTGAACAAGAAGGCATAGTCCTTTGCGTGCTCGCGCAGGCTGGCCAGATTCTTTTTGATCAGGTCGGAGGTCGAGTCAGCCACTTCAAAACAGGCCTGAAGATGTTCATGGGCGGCCTGTTTCAGCGAGGTGACAGTCTTTTTGCCCTTGATGGCCTCATTGAAGTCGTGATTGATGGGTGGCAGTCGAACCTTGCCGCCCAGCTCTTCATTCAGCTTGTTGATGTGATTCATGAGTGCTGAATGGGATGTCGCAACGATTTCACTACGGATGCTCTTCTTGCGATCTTCGATCAGGCGCGTAAGTGTCAGGCGCTTGCTTCTTGTGGCCTCTTTAAGCGTGTCTACCGTTTTGAACAGCTCTTCAATACTTGCAGTTTGGGAGAGGGCTTGCACCTTGCAGGCTTCCAGCTTTTCCTCGACGTTTGTGAAGAACTTCACATTCAGGTCGGCCTGCGCAAAATCATCATCGGTGACCAGGTCGGTCTTTACGTTATCGATGACGGAAAGAGCCTTTTCCTTGAATACGGCCAGATTGCTCGACTCCACTTTTCCGACGAGAATCACCGACAGCTCGGGCAATCCGTACTCTTTTGCCTCCTGGATGACATCAGTCATTTCATTTCCTTTCAAATTCTCTGTTGAAGATTGCCGGGCCCGGCCCGGCCTCCTGATTTATGGTTTGTCGTTTTCCTTGAACTCGTTCAATTTGCGCTTGAAGATCGCGCCGAGCTCGTTCTGGTGGTCAACATTTTTGACGTACTGAATGTTGTCAGCGGCCATTTCCAGCGACGCCATGTCGTTTGCCTTTTCCAGCATCGATGCAACTTCGGCATACTTCATGACTGGTTCAATGATGTCTTGGTCGGGCTTTTCCTCGAAGATGTCGCCGGACTGCGCATCATTGGCGGCCTGGGCCTGTTCGGCTGGCTGCTGCGCTGGCTTACTTGCTTCAGCCTTTTCAGCGGTTGTAGTTGTCTTGGCTGTCGTGGCCCCTTTATGCGAGCGCATTGCGCTGAGGTCGGTTGTCTTAGCCGTTTCCTCTTCGGGGTCGAACCACTCATCTGCATTGCTCATACCATCTCGCAAGCTGGCGTAGATTTTCCGCAGAGTGACTACCTGAGCTGGAACAATGGCATCCAGGCGGCGCTGGATCTTCTTTTCAATCTGAGATTTGGTTACACCGTACTGCGCGAAAGCTTCAACCACCTTTGCCATGGCCTCTGCGCTAGTGTCGGCTGTCGTGCGGAGAGTGATTTCAGCCTGATTCATTGCTGATTCCACGACATCGCCGGGGATGGTTGCCAGAATGCATGCGCGGACTCGGCGCTGCGCCATGTTGGCGGTCAGCTCATAAATGTCGCGCTCGTCCTTCAAGGCATAGCCGCCGCTCTTTGTGTCGCGCCAGTGGCGCACGCGGAATTGAACAGAGCGCCGGGTCATGGTCTGCAAGTCCCAGGCATAAGCATCGATTTCGCTGTATGGCACGCCATCGCTACCGATGCCGCGGGTGATTTCGCGGAAGCCGAAATCGATATTCCCCCATTGCTGGGCGATTGCTTCAGCTGCGCGGATGGATGGACCATCAATGCTGGAGCCCCCACGGCTGTATTGATACTTGGCGACATCAGCCAGGCTGGGGCGCGAGAAAGCATTCAGGATCCGGTCGACAGCGGTACGCTCATCGCGGGGGAATTTCTTCGCAATGATCATCATGCCTTGCACTTCGGCCATGGCCCGGTGCTGCTCAGTCATGGCAAGGGCATTGCCTTGGTTGTGCTCAGCGAGTTGGCCGAAGGGGTTGGGTTGGCGGATGTCGTTTAAAGTGACTTCTTTGGTTGAGGTAACAGCTGGTTGGCTCATTTTTTTAACGTCTCCAAAAACATTGTTTAAAGTTCGGGCAGTAGACTTCGCTGCACATCATCGATTTCGGATTGCCCCAGGGGTCGATATCCCCGTGCACGAGCTTGGAGGCTGTTACCAGCAAGCCGGTGTGTTGCTCATTCCCCAGCAAGACCTCGCGGGCATTCACGATCAGGCCGGTACCGATGCGTTGCTTGTCTGGGGTCAGGTTGGTTTGCAGCCCGATAATTTGGGCTGGGCCCGTGATTTGAAGCCCGGTGGATTCCTCGGCCACGATTTCATAAATGCCCAGCTGCGCTGCATGGCCATGGGTTTTCGCAATTCCGTTGGTGCCGACAGCAGTCTTGCCGCTTTTGATATCAGTCACACCGTATTCGCCGCCAATTACCTCGACGCGGTCGGTGGTACCTGTGAGCTCAAGGCCAAGATCCTTGATGACCAAGCTATCCAGCGTTGCCTCAACAGCGGCAAACTGGTGCTTCATGGATTCTTCCTTGCAATACTTCGCTGTGAGGCTGGTTGCGACATCGATAGCCTTGACCTGCTCACCTGGCTCCCAGATGGTTTCGTCGTCGATCTTGCTGACCTTCTCGGCTGCAGCGTCACTGGCAGCGCCGACATTGGGCAGCTGGCCGGCCACGCGCTCGCTGTCGAAGACGGCCGTGCCAGCGTGCAGGGCAGTGCCGAGTGCAGCTTTACCGCTTTGTGGCGATCGTTTCCCTTCAAGGTGAATGGCGATCCAGCGGGCAGGGCAGTCGAACAGGCTGCCGAACGAAGACGCGCGGATGCGGATGGGTTCGCGGTTCATTTGATCCTCACTTTGAAAAGAAGCACTGGGGCTTTAACCGGCCGGTTGCGCATGACGTTCCGCTCCCAGTACACGCACACATTGCGCACGCGCTGGACTTCGTCTTCATAGCGATCGACATAGAGCTTGAGCTCTGCCATGGCGTGGCCGTCAGGCTGGTTAAAGCGTTCTGGGATTTGTGGGAGTGCCATTAGAAGCCCCTCCCGTCGGTGTGCATGCTGATATAGGACTGCTGTTCAGCGGTTGTCAGGCATGCGGCGGTATCGCCCCATCCAAGATAGGAAGCGCGCTCTTTAATGACTGCTCTGCCACCAAGAATTGAGACGATGACGATGATCAGGATGATCAGCATGAGAGTGCGGGTGTAGCGGCTCATGCTTTCACTTCCTGTGCAAAGTCAGTTTCCGGGTAAAACCAGTCGTCTTTTACGATGTGCCCGATGCCATAGACACGGCCGGAATCAGCATCAGCACGGATTGCTTTTCCTCTGAGTTGAGAGAATTCATCTACGCCAGCAACCTTGAGGCTGCGATAAAGGAAATGGCCTGCATTGCTCAAAAGCTGGTGGTGGCCGAATGATTCGGGCAAATAAAGTGCATAACCTCCAAACCCCTGACTTGATCCGCCAAAGTCGAGCATCAGCCAGCAATCAAGGAAGCCATGGTCATGTATCGACAAAACAGCGCTGGTGATAATGGCGTTTTTGATTTGGCCTTTCATGCGTCCACCTCTTTGGCTTTAGCCGAGGCAACCAGGTACTCCGACATGATTGGTGCAACTTTCACGAACTAGTCATGTGCTCTGGTGAAAGCGGTAATTGCGCTTTCAATTTTTGTGGTGAAGTCATAACCCGCAGCAAGACATACTTCTTCGCCAGGCTTTAACTCTTTCAGATCTTCTGAGCGCCAAGCGTTTTTCATCACCTTGCTATATTCGTCATGAGTGATTTGAACGATATATGCTGTGTTAAGACCATCCTTTGTGAGTCCCAAGATCTTCATGCTGCCTCCGGACTATCTGGGCGGTAGTAGACATGCACGCGGGTGTAACCTTTGAGCAAAACCGGATAGATGATCTGGTGCGCGCCTTTGGACTGCAGGATGCTGCCCCATTCATAGGCCTTAACGGCAAGCGCCGCGGTGCTGTCGTCCTTGCCCGCAATATATGGGCACTCAGCAGTTGCCTGAGGGGCAGGTTTGCGTTTGTAGTGCTCGACTAGCTTTATCATGACAACTCCTCCTTTATTCCCTGATCTTGCGTTTACAAAGACTGCATACCGTGACGTGACTTAAGTGCCATTTGCCGCAATGTGGGCACCTCATATGAACCGGTGAGGGCGCACGCAGAATTGGCCGGGGCGAGGCTGGGCCTTGAATGCACCGGTCAGGATCAGGCTGTTAGTTTCTTTGTCGGTGATGACTTTGCGCACGACGGGGTGGTCCAAAGCCACCACCTTTTCGACGCGCCAGCCGAAGGGAGAAAGGATGAATTGCACGACCAGGTTGGTCGTTGATTTCGTCTTAGTCATTTGAGTACCCCTTAGCCTTATTGTCATCAGCGCTGGAAACCAGATCGTGTGAAATCTCAGCAGAAGGGCGGGCGTAGAAGCTGGCTATCAATGTGTCCGTCTTGTGACGACGGTACGCGCTGACGTGATGATTGAATTCTTTGCCGTCAACTTGCTCGGCCATAAAACTCAGCTCATCGGATAAAGCCAGTGGTGCGTTCATTCACCCATCCTTTTGCTTCGCCTTTCCAATTTCGAACTGAAATGGATTGCAGCGGATGAGTTAATTAAACCACAGGTTTATTAATGCGGTCAACCTAAGGTTTAATTATTTTTCAACTTAGGTTTAATGGGCGTAAAAAAACCCTCGCCTGTAAAAGTGCGAGGGTTATATATCACTGGTACTTTAAAAACGTGTTTTGATTTTCCTTGAAGGAACAGGATGGGCTACGTAGTACATCCAGACGATTTCTGAATCTTGAAAATCGTAGGTACCTGATTCGTTGTAGCTTGAGAGATGTATGCCGCCACGTCTTGATATAAGCCGTTTAAGCATTACTTCGCCAGTAGATAGTTTAATTAATACATCATCTTCAATTTCAGGAACCGTGTTCGGTTCAACAAGTGCGTATTCTCCGTGTGCGTACTTTGGAAACATTGAGTTACCTTCAACACGTATTACAAAGGCATTGTCATCTCCAGACAAAACCTCTGCATATTCATCATGCCCGTTGCTCACGCGCCCCTCATCAGTAAATATGCGATCAGGCAATCCTCCCATTCCTTTCCCAAAAACCGGTGGATAGCCCTTCTTTTCTGGCTTTACCGGATACGAGTTTTCTGGAAAGTGGAATTCTTGGGCAAAGCCAACCGTAATTGAATCGTCAGTATCAGTATTTAAAAGCTCAGAAGCCCTAAGTCCCAGGGCGTTTGCAACTTTCCTGATATTTTCTCTTGATATCTGGCCTGAGCCGTTTATCCATTTTGAGACGGCATTATTCGATACACCGCAAAACTCTGCCAACCAGGCTTGAGTTTTGCCTTGGTGCTCGAGTGCCTCTTTTATTAATTTGCCTACTTCATTCATGGCACCAATTCTCTATACCTCCAGTTGAGCCCACAACAAACCAGTGGTTGAAAAATTCTTGTGTTATAAATTCAACCTGTGGTTTAATGTTCCGCATGGACAAACATCAAAAAAATGTTGTTGATCAGGTTATTTCACTGATTGAAGGTGGCCGCCCCGCGCTTGCCGCTGCTTTGGATATTTCAGAGCAGGCAATTCATAAATGGGTGAAGTCCGGGCGTATACCTACCGAGCGCGTGCGAGATGTTGAGGAGTTGATCAACTTTCAAATTACGCGATATGAAATGCGCCCTGATATTTACGGAACACAGCCTGAAAACAAGGCTGCATAAGCCCTTTATCACTAACGTGCCTCATGCACGTTTATTTTTTACCCATTGGGGTACGTGTAACGCTACGTGGAACACGTGGAATATTTGAAAGAGTCGATATGCAACAGCGTGAAATGCCATTTTTCCAACTTGTCGGGGAGCCGGTATTCCTCCATGACATCCTGATTTCACGCCTTTGCAATGAACACCAGGCCATTGTGCTGTGCTGGGCCAAGCGCCGGGTGAAATTCACTCTCACTGATGCCGCTGTCACTCTCGGCATGCCCAAGTCCCACCTTTCCAACATTCTCAGCGGTAAAAAGTATCTGCCCAACGATATGCGGATTGCCTTTCAAGCCCTGTGCGGTAACTGGGCAATCCGTCAATACGAGGATTCCATCATCGGCGCCAAAACCGTGTTTGAAACACCGGAACAGCGCCGCATCCGTGAACTGGAACAGCAGCTCGAGGCTGCAAGGATGGCAGCATGAACAATTCAGGAGGCGTATTGAGCGCTTTCGAAAAGATGGCGTTTGAAGGGCTGGGGTATACCGACCTCAGGATCCTGCCCGATGGCACGCTGGCCGGGCTGGCAAAGGTCAATTACACCACTTGCTTGATGATCGGTCTGAGTGAGTATGGATATAAAGGTCGCTTCGAATTTCAATCCCTTGATGAAGCGCAAGACTCGCTGGACATCTGGGACGGAAAGGGCAATCCCCCAGGCAACTGGATCACTTATCACGGCATCGGCGGCAGCCGTGTAAATCCATACTTCTTCGAAGCGCTCAAACCATCAAACGATGAGAAGTTCGATGATTAAGTGGGTCGATACCAGGCACGGTCCCATCGGCTTATTGGGTGATATCAAGGCCTTTTCTGTACGCATACGGAAAGGGCAGATTTTCCTTGAATCAAACCTGCCTCAGGCAAAGGTGCCGTGCGCACCCATTGCAACGCCTGATGAGGTTGAGGCTGAGGCACAGAAAACCCTGTTTGACTGGCTGAAACGCTCAGGGCTCACGCTATGACGCGCACGCAGATCATCCAGGACGTCGACGGCATCGCCAAGCTTCTGACGCACGAGCTCGAGCAGCTGGAAAAAGAATCCGCACTCATGGACCGCATTGAGCGAGTAGAGCGCTTGACCATCCTCAATGCAAAGGCAATCTGCTTGCTTGCGTCCATGTACAACCAGGGCGGGCATCCACGGGCGGTGGTTGCATGAGCACTTTTCAGTTAGCCCAGAGATTTGATTTTGGTAGTACATGCATTTTCAGCGCGTACCAAAAGCGCTTGAAGTTCAAGTTTCAATTTAAGAAATTCTTTGAGACTTCTATCGGACCCGGTTTCATAGACTTTCCCCTTGAAACTACTACCAGTTTTTTGAAGTTCTCTAATAGAAATGGGCAAAAGCACGACGTAAGTAATAACAGTTGGGTCGGGAATCTCGATTACGTCGATGTTTTTCATTTGCTCAAGTGTGGAGTCCAAATAACCCCAATCAATATCTGCATGCAACCATCCTTCACCTTTGTTGGCTGTGGCGTCAGCAAGTCTCAGGAATGCATTTATTTGAATGACCAGAGTAAGGATGGCTTGAATTTTAATTTTCTCGTTGTAATTGATGCGGCCAATTTCCATTTCAAGCGCATCATTTTTTTGCCGATAGGGCACATAAATCGCGACAGCCACAGCAATCAAGCCCCCAATTGCCTGAAGCCAACCGGCAAGCGCTGGATGTGCTTCAACCCAAAACAAAAGACAGTCCATGGTTTCCCCTTTTTAATTTTTACTCCTGACTCTCAGGATTGTAATGCCATGTCAGTTCGGGAGGTATTTGCATGAGCACAAGGGCAACTCACATCCACATGGCGAGGGTCTTTTTAGGCCAAGCGCGCTGCGCCCGCCGGCACGGTAATTGGCACGCCACTTTACTCAACTGGGCGGCCAATCGCCGCCTTCAAGCTGCAAAAGCTGAAGTCCAGCAGAGGCTTTTCCCATGATTAATTTACCTGAACCATTAACTCCGCCCGATTGCAGCTTGCATGAGTTTCCATTCATGCCGCTGGATGTCGCGCGCCTGCGTGATAGCGATATAGCCGCAATTGCTACCGGCGATGAATTCCGTTGTGCCGTTCTGCTCTGGTGCGCTTCCTGGCATCAGGTGCCGGCCGCAAGCCTGCCCAAGGATGATGTTGTGCTCGCCAACCTGGCGGGCTTTGGCCGTGTAGTCAAGGAATGGATGAAGGTCAAGGAAGGCTCTCTGAGGGGCTGGATTCATTGCTCTGATGGCCGTTTATATCATCCCGTTGTCGCTGAAAAAGCCCTCAATGCCTGGCGCTCTAAACTCGAGCAGGCATACAGAACTGAGCTGGCCAGAATCAAAAAATACAACCAGCGTCATGAAGATAAACAGCTGGAAATCCCCACTCTGGATGAGTGGTTGTCTCAAAGACAATCAGCAAATGTCCTTGGGGACAATATAGGTATGTCCCAGGGACAGGCGGTAAATGTCCCCGAGGACATGCAAGAAATGTCCCAAGGACAAACCCAGCCTGTCCCCGATATGTCCCCAGGGAAACAGCATCCAATAGAGAGGGAGAGGGATATAGAGAGGGATACAGAGAGGGAGAGGGAGAATATAAAACCGGGGACAGCGGGGGAGGTTTTAACTTCTCCAGCGGGTAAAAATTCGCCGAACTCGCAACTTTCACCCGGGGAAATCTGCGCGCTACTCAAAGCCGAGCACCAGATCATCGACATCAACCCGGCCAACCCGACACTGATCGCGCTGGTGAATGCTGGGGCATCCGCGGAAGAATTCAAAGCGGCTGCCATCGCAGCGCATTCGCAAGGCAAGGCCAATTTCGGCTGGATCATCGCCAGGGTGAAGGGCCAACGCGAAGACGCGGCAAACCTGCAGCTGCACAAAGGGCCAATGCCATCGGGAAACGCCAGAGACCAAGGCCGACAGCTTGCCGCTGAATCGCTACTGCAGATGGATCAACAACCGGATCTTGCCGAGAAGGACATCACCCCAGTGGGAGGACAGCATGCAATTGCCTCATGAGATCACGCCCAAGGTAATCCGGGCGATATTCACCCAACTGCATGGCCGTTTCGGTAATCAGTTCCTGGACAAATTCCGCACCGGCAAGACCATCGAAACAGATGGCGGACCACGCGATGCCGGTATCGAATTCGCCATCAAGACCTGGACAACTGGCCTAACCGGTCTCTCGCCGGAACAAATTCGCCACGGACTACTCGGGCTGTACGAATGGCCGCCAAGCCTGGATGAATTCAAATCGATGTGCCTGTCCTATCGGCCCCTGACGGAATTCTCTGTGAAGCTCCCGCCACCGGTGCGCACGGACGAGCAGATCCAGCACAATCGCGCCCTGTACCAGCAAACACGGGAAGCCCTCGGCTGGGGCAGAAAGCTGGGTGCCTGATGAACGCGCACACAGAGCAAATCAAATCCATGATGCTGGAGCTGATCCAGAAAACGCCAAACCTCACCACGGCACAGGTTACGCAGGCAGTTATCGATGCATTCGAGCAAACGCCAGCCAAGCCAACCCGCATCGACGTTCAGAACCTGCTGTTCTCCATGCATCGCCGTGACAAGATCATCGGCACAAAGAACGCCGCCGGCAAGCTGACCTGGTCAATGAAACCCGTCAAAGCTGAGATGAAATGCGATTTCGCGCGCATGGATTCAGCACTGCAGCGCATGTTTGGATTCCGCCATGCATCCTGAAGAGCAACAAATCATCGATTTCATGCACGCATTTTCAAGGGAATTCGACAAGCCAGAGTTCCGAATCACAACCGCATCAGGGACCGTGCTTGCCTCGAAAGCCTTTAAGCATCCGCCTTTCAAGCATGAGATCAAACCGTCACTGAGTCATAGCGCTAAGACATCGGGGCCCGAGTTTTCCGCCCGTAATAAACCCACGGAGGCCGAATGAGCGCGAACCGGATCAACATTGCGCTGAATTGCCGCCGCTGCGGCGCGCCTCTGACCATTGCTGAAATGCACTTTTTCGCGGATGTCGACGGCAAGGCGAGCTGCGACGGCTGCGAGCGCAAGTGGATGGAAGAGGTTGAGGCCTGCCGGAACGGTGAGCGCGACGACTTCCCGACTGATGGACTCACGGAGACGAAGCAATGATGGCCGCCATCAACGACCGGGCCAAATGCGAAGGCATTGGCTGCGCATACCGGGAGCGCTGCGGCCGCTACGTCCGGCCAGAGGGGGATCAACAGGCGTGGGGTTCCTTCTACGCGCTGGCCGACGATGACTGCTCAGAGTTCGAACCGATCAACCAATCACTGAAGGACCATCATGGCCTTACCTAACCCAGTCGAACTTGCGTTAGCAGCCAAGTCGATGAAAGAAAACATGCCAGCTTTGCTTGCAATGCAAGAGCTGGAAGCAAAGTTGCTGCGCCAAAAGTTCTTGAGTCTTTGCAGTGAGGGTTTTACACAAGAGCAGGCTCTCGAGCTATGCAAGAAAGGGCCATGATGATCACCCTGATCCTGCCATATCCCATATCGGCAAACCGTTACTGGGCTCACCGGATAGTCCGGCCAAAGGGCGGGAAGCCCATGGCGCTGACCTACATCACCCCGGAGGCGAAATCGTACAAGCAGCAGGTGGCCTGGCACTGCAAAGCGGCCGGGATCCTTGAGCCTATAGCCGGGCGCGTGCATATCGATATCAAGCTCTACCCCAAGCGCCCGCTGGACTGGGCAAAGCGGGCGGCCAAGAACCCCGAGGGCTGGGACGATGACGTGATGTGCCTGGATCTGGACAACGTCAACAAGGTGCTACTGGATTCGCTGAAGGATGTCGCGATTCAGGATGATAAATGGGTTCGCAAGATCACCGCCGAGCGTATGGAGCCGGACGGCGAGGCGCGGCTGGTGGTGACCATCCGGCAGCTGAAGCTACCGGCGGCGCAAAACCAGCTTTTCGAGGAGGTTGCGTAATGTTTGGTTACCTCAACAAATTACAAGTCGAAATTAATTTTGGTAACAATATTTTTAACAACAAAATCGGATGTTTCAGTGATTGTTTTAGTCGCTTCAAATATTTTTTGTTTGTATTCCGAAAATGGAGCTGCGTACGGAAAGATAAAACTTTCCATGTTCAAAATAAGAGAAGCTTCAGTTTTTATATTTCTAAGGGCCTTTACGACACCAAAATTGAATTGAGACATATCAATTTCTTGAAAAGAATCTATCTCATTTGCAAGGGAAGTCAAAATAAGGTTGTAGGCGGATATATTTTCTTCAGCACATGCTTTTTGAAGTCCATCCAAATCACGTTTGAGATTGATCAAAAGAACAACTATCAATTGTACGTTGTTCTTGGATGCTCGCCTTTCCGAAGCACGAGAAATCCAGCTTGCATATACGATGGCTCCCACACTCATAACAGCCTGAAACCACGCAGCGCTGCCCTCGATGTTGCATTGCTTTTCCCAAACCCAGCAAAACCAGTCCATGAGGCTCTCCAATGAATAACGGACGATCTTTCAAATCAGGAGGGATGGTACGCCGGGCGCAAGACGGCAACAAGGACGAGGTGCCAATCAAAAGCTCGCTGGCCAGCCTGCAGGGCAAGAGCATGGACACCTACTCGGTCAAGCGTGACGGCTGGCTGAATGAAGAAATACTGGTCATCACACCAGACGACGCTACCCGGCTCACGCCCATCGAGCAGCAGGTAGCCAGAAAAATCGGTAACAAGCTATACGGAGCAAAACTCAATGAACGATAAAGCACTTTTCGAAAGCACACATCAGGCGCTGACCTTCGCATTCAACATGCGCCCACAATCAGCCATGGGGATATACAAACTGGGCGATATCGAGGCCTGGCAAAAGGCCGGGGATGGGAAGGGGCTGGGCGGACTCAATGGCGCCGCTCAATCAGGCATGATCCTGGCCATGGTCGATCGCATGGACAATCGCATGCATTCCCAGCTGATCGTGGCGAAGTTCGCGCCGCACACCAACCCATGCACCTGCAAATCTCCCTGCTGCATCGGGTACCGGCATAACCCTGCGTATCTGCATGCCCTGATGTACATCGCAGATGAGATCGGGCCACGTGCGCTGTCGGGTATGACATCCAACACCTACGGCCTGCGCCGGGATCTGGTCCACAAGCATTTCGGGCTGCTGACTACCATCCAGAAGATCGCCGAAGACAACGGCGTACACCGGGACACGGTAGCCGCGGCATGGGCCAAGGTGAACAAGTACCTGAAGGATGAAGCGCATCACGCCGACTGCCAGATCACAGATGTATTGCAGCAGGCGGGGATCGTTGCTTCGATTGAAGTTGAGGGGGAAAGGGTGCAAGATGGGCTTCCAGTATGAGCTGGATACAACTACAAAGGGGGAATGAAAATGAAAAAGGGCGAGCTATACAAAACCGTCAAAATCGATAGTGAGCAATTCGAACTCCGTAAATGGAATGTGGGAACTACAACATTCATGGTGGCTGTAAACGAAAGTAACGAGTTTGCTTTTGAGCCAGTTGAAGCGACCCAAGAAGTCCTTCAAGACGCTAAGCATCAACTAGGCATTGACGCCGATGAGTTTCTGGCAAGTGCTTTAGTTTACGAGTTGCAAAGAAATTCTTGACTTTTCCGCGCCGAGTACCGAATAATCCGCCTCATTCGATATTCTGAATAGCTGTACCCAGACAACCCGCATGTGCCAAGCACTGCGGGTTTTTGCATTTCTGGCGCGGTGAATTGCGGTTTGGATTGGGGGCCTTCCTGGTCGCCGCAATGATTGAATTCGAATGCTATCCCACCTGTGAAGCATGACTAATCAGCTCAGGCTCAGTCATCAAGACTATGACCGCCCAAGAGTGCCGGACGCTGTAACCGGCGATCAACATCAGCGTTTTCCGCAAGCTATGAGTGCGACAACCATAGCAGACCGTGATATGTGGAATCTCCTTTCCCGCGAGGGTTCCTAAACTCCCTGGGCACGGTCATCCCTACCGCAAGGCGGTTATCTTGGCCAAGGGCCGAATCATGGAAACTACTGAAAGCACCAAAAAACGGGGCAGCAGCAAACCCCGGTACAAGGAAGAGTACGTCGAACAGGCCCAACAGTTAGCTTTACTCGGCCTAATTGATGAGCAAATCTGCAAGGTCTTTGGCGTCACAGACCGCACTTTGCGAAACTGGAAGCGAAACAATCCAGCATTCAAGGCCGCCCTTGAAGTTGGCAAGGCCGTTGCTGACGGCAAGGTTGCCGAGGCCCTATTCAAGCGCGCATGCGGGTATAGCCATCCCGATACCGTGATCACCCAGTTCGAGGGCCAGATCACAAAGACTGAGGTAACCAAACACTATCCACCTGATACTGCCGCCGCTTTTATTTGGCTGAAGAACAGACAGCCAACTCTGTGGCGCCAACAGGTAGACCCAACCGACGATAACGAGAAGCCCGCACCAGTCCAAATCACCGTCAATGTTGTAGACGCAAGCATACCGGCGCCCGATGAACCCTAGCCTGAACGTACCGCAAGCCATGTTCCTGGCGATGCCTCAGAAGTACAAGGCGATGGTCTCGGGTTTCGGCACCGGCAAGAGCTGGGGCGGTTGTGCTGACCTATGCAAGCATGCCTGGGAGTTCCCGCGCATTCATTCCGGCTACTTCGCGCCGACGTTCGGCCAGATCCGGGATATCTTCTATCCCACGATTGAAGAGGTCGCCTTTGACTGGGGCATGCGCTCCAAGGTGAACAGCTCGAACAAGGAAGTGCACCTGTTCGCTGGCCGGGTGTACCGCGGCACGATCATTTGCCGGTCCATGGATGATCCTAGCCAGATTGTGGGCTTCAAGATCGGCAAGGCGCTGATTGATGAGCTCGATATTCTGGCCAAGGAAAAGGCGCAGTTGGCCTGGCGCAAGATTATCGCCCGGATGCGCTACAAGGTCGACAATCTGCAAAACGGTGTTGGCGTAACGACGACGCCTGAGGGCTTCAAGTTCGTCTATGACCAGTTTGTTAAGCAGGTGCGTGAGAAACCAGAGCTGGCCAGCCTGTACGGGTTGATTCATGCCAGCACGTACGACAATGCGAAGAATCTGCCCGAGGATTACATCCCATCGCTGCGCGCGTCATATCCGCCGCAGCTGATTGAAGCTTATCTGCGGGGCAAGTTTGTGAACCTGAACAGCGGTTCGGTGTATGCCAACTTTGATCGGAAAAAGAACCACACCGATGCTGTGATGAAGCCTGGTGAAGCACTTCACATCGGGATGGACTTCAACGTCATGAACATGACGGCCACCATCAACGTGATGCGTGATGGCCTGCCACTGCAGGTTGCCGAGCTCACCGGTGTACGTGATACGCCCACCATGGCCCAGATTATTCATGATCGGTACCGGGGGAATCACAATGTAATCCAGATTTACCCCGATGCCAGCGGCAAGAACACCTCAAGCAAGAATGCCAGTGAGTCAGACCTGACCATCCTGCGACGCAAAGAATTCTCGATCATGGTGAATGACAGCAACCCGGCCGTGAAAGATCGGGTTAATGCCTATCACGCCATGATCCTGAACGACAAAGGTGAGCGCCGGTTCAGGATAAATACCCATAACTGCCCAGTGACTACAGAGGCACTGGAACAGCAACCGTACGACAAGAACGGCGAGCCCGATAAAAAGTCCGGGCATGATCACCCGAACGATGCAGAAGGCTATTTCATCGTGAAGCGGTACCCGATTGTGAAGCCTGCCATGTCAATCAACCTGAAAGCATCATCCAATGCCTGAATCCGTTAGCTTCTCCCGCATACCAGCCGACGTGCTGGCGCGCTGGAAAGCCGTCCGTGATGTGTGCGAGGGTGACCAGGCGCTGCGGGCGGGGGATTACCTGCCGTATTTGAACAAGCACGACAAAAGTGAAGAGAACAGAGCCCGCAACGAGGCATACCGAGCCCGGGCCGTCTTCTTCGGAGCAACAGGATTCACGCTGGAAGGGCTGATCGGCCTGGCATACCGCCACGACCCTCAGCATAACTTACCGCCGAAGCTGGAATACCTGCTGACCGACGTGGACGGCGCCGGGACCAGCATCTATCAGCAATCGCAGATGGTGGTATCGAACAACCTGCAGATCGGGCGCCATGGTCTGTACGTCGACTACATGGAAAACAAAAGCCGGGGCGTGATCAAGTCCTATGTCGGTGAGTCAATCATCAATTGGCGCTACAGCGAGGTGAACGGCGAATTGGTTCTTTCGCTGGTCATCTTGGAAGAACAGGTAGAAGTTGAAACGGCCGATGGCTACGGGCTGGAAATCGTTACCCAGTGGCGCGAGCTCGCGCTGGTCGAAGGCGTGTTCATGTGCACGATCTGGGTTGAGACAGCAGCTGGGCCCACGATCCAGAACATAGTCCTTCCAAAGGCTGCCCGTAACAATGGCTATCTCCGCTACATTCCTTTTCAGTTCATTGGCAGCGTCAATAATGACGCGACGATAGACAAAAGCCCGCTATACAACCTGGCACAGGTCAATATTGCTCACTTCCGTAACTCGGCGGACTACGAGGACAGCGTTTTCTTTGTCGGCCAGGCCCAGCCATGGATAACAGGTTTAACGGAAGAGTGGCGCGATCACTTGGAAAACCCAACTGATGAAAACGGAGTGAGAACCGGCAAGGCGCTTTACATCGGCTCGCGCAACCCGATCTTGTTGCCATCTGGCGCAGCTTTTGGTTTTGCCCAGGCTCAGCCCAATACCATCGTCAAAGAGGCGATGGACCAGAAGGAAAAGCAGATGATCGCCATCGGGGCCCGCATGATCGAGGCGACTACGGCAAACAAAACTGCCACCGGTGAAGACAATGACCGGGAGGCAACAACATCCGTCCTGGCGCTGGTTGTTTCCAATGTCTCGGAAGCCTATCAGCAGTGCATCCGCTGGGTGGCAGAGTACAACAACATCCAGGACCTGAAAGAAGACAAGCCGACATTCCACATCAATCAGAGCTTCGTGAAGCTGGCAGTCGATTCTCAGCTGATTCAAGCGCTGGTGAAGGCCTGGCAGTCTGGAAGTTTCGCCAAGGCTGACCTGCGCGCCTACCTGCGCAAAATGGGTGTGCTGGCTGTAGAACGCACTGACGAAGACATCGACGATGATCTGGATTCAGAGGGGCCGCCACTGGGCACCTCAGGGACTAGCACTGCAGGGCTTACCGACAATCAAGGCTGACGATGGCAAACATAAACGACATTCTCTTAGAGGAGTCGGTAAGCCATCAACTTGACCTCGTAAGTTACAGCAACGGTGCGCTGCGCCGCATGATGGGCGTGCTGAACCGCGCCGATGATGATCTGTTCGAGCGGATTCGCAAGGCCTTGGAGCGTCTGCCGGCCGACAGCTTCACCATTCAGCGGCTCGAGTCCATTCTCAAGTCAGTTCGTGATCTGAATGCTGAAATCTACAGCAAGCTGAATGATGAGCTTGAGGGCGAGCTCGCAAGCCTGGTGAAGAGCGAGGGCAGCTTTCAATATGACCTGTTCAAGGCAACCTTGCCTGTTCAGATCAGCATTGCCCGTATTGTTCCTGACCAAGTCTTTGCCGCGGCGATGGCCCGGCCGTTTGAAGGCAGGATCCTGAAGGAGTGGGCGGCCAGCATTGAAGCCAATCGCATGGCGAGGATCCGGGATGAAATCCGGATCGGCTATGTTGCCAATGAGACCATCGACCAGATTATCCAGCGCATCCGCGGTACGAGATCGCTGGGGTACGCTGATGGCATTCTTGAGATTGACCGCCGGCAGGCTGAAGCAGTCGTTCGGACTGCCATCAATCACACGGCGTTTGTCGCGCGCAATGAGTTTTACAACCGCAATGCCAGCCTGATAAAGGGCCTGCGCTGGACGGCAACGCTCGATTCACGCACCTCGCCGATATGCCGGGCGCTTGATGGTCGAATCTTCCCGTTGAATAAGGGACAGCGCCCGCCAGCACATTGGAACTGTCGTTCAACGATGGTGCCGGTGATCAAGAACTGGCGCGAGCTGGGCATTGATGCCGACGAGTTGCCAGCCAGCACCCGGGCGAGCATGAACGGCCAGGTTCCGTCCGATTTGACCTATCAGCAGTGGCTCGAAAAGCAGAGCGCTGAACGTCAAGACGTGATTCTTGGCCCCGCGCGTGGCCGCCTGTTCCGCAACGGCATGCCGGTGACCAAGTTTGTTAATCGTTCCGGGCATGAGCTGACATTGGCAGAGCTGGCCAAGACTCGGCTGGGTAAGAGCACGATCAAGGCCAGCGATCTTGTTGATGATGTGAAACCAGTCCGGGCGCCAGAGCTGCCCGAAGTGGTGCCGAGCAAGACGCTGCGCGATGCTGAAATCATGGGCATGAAGCTGATAGCCCCCAACCAGTTCAGCTATACGGCTGATCCGCGCGATGGTCTGCCCGCTGTCCGCTACCGTCATTTCAAGAGCGGTGACAATCGACAGCAGGCGCTGGATAAGCTTTTCAATACCGTCTCCTATGCACGCATGAAGCGTGAAGTTGCGGATGAGGTAAATAGGGTATTAAGGGACGTTCAAGAGGAAATGGACCGGCTTGGGTTACCAAGAATCCGGGCGGTGACCACGAACGCAGGCAAAGCATTGGCCACCATGGGCGACGGGGTGCTATCTGTATCGCCAAAGCTAGCCAACTACACGGACAATGCCTTGCAGCGCACATGGAAGCGCGGTGACTCGCAAGCTTATGTTCGTGGATCGGTGATCAGCATTCCCTTTACGGCTGAAGGTTACCTGGCTACCAAGGCTGACGCCATTCGCAATACGATCTGGCACGAGACGGCACACCACATACACAATACCTATGCGGTGACGGACATTGCCTCATTTAGACGGCCACCGCTTGAGACTTATCTCGCTGATTTGTGGAATGCCCTGGGCCCGGTCAACCGGATTCACCCAACGCAGTACAGTAAGACCAACTCAAAGGAGTGGTTCGCTGAAAGCTATGCTTTGCATAAAATGGGGCGCAGTGATTTAATTGACGAGAACCTGCTGGACATCCTGCAGCGACTGGAAAGAGGCGAGGGCATACTGTGAGCGGCATCGGAACTCAGTGCATGATCTGTAAGCATGCCCATGCTTCGGAAGAGTCTATCCCGACAACCTGTGATGCTTTCCCCAAGGGAATCCCGCAGCAGCTCTTGTCCGGTAAGGTGTTCCACCTGACGCCATACAAGGGCGACAATGGGATCCTGCTGGAAACAAATGATCAAGCTGCCCTTGATGACCTGAAAGAGGCCTATGCAACCCCTGAAGATGACGAGTTCGAACCGCTGCCATAATGGCTGATGAGCATTTAAAACTTACCCTTGTTGCAAACAATCCGGCCCCTAAAAAGTCGCGGAGGGTAAGGAACGCTCCAAAGGTCTCGCCTTACTGCCCGGAGTGTGGTGGTTCGGTCTGGTTTTACGTATACAAAGGGCGCGCAGACTATAGCGCTAAGCTCGCGGTGAAAGTAAGATGCTGCGTTAAATGCTTAGCATCGGGGAAGGATGTGACGTGGTAAGAGTCTTGGTATTGTTGGTTCTACTTTCAATTTGCAAGTTTGGTTTTGCTGAGGACAAACCAGTATTCACTTATTTGACAGGCACTCAACTGAACAATGAGTGTATAAAAGTTAAAAGTGCTCTTTGCGATGGTTATGTTATGGCTGTTGTTGACACATATAGCGATATGCAAGAGGTCTATAACCAAACTGCAATATGCCTTCGGCCCCGTGTCACGAATACTCAATTAACTGCAATTGTCTCGAAATATTTACTCGCTAATCCCGAGGAATGGCACTTTAGGGCGAGCGGCATTGTTCTGAAGGCATTATCGAACGCCTTTCCCTGTAATTAACAACTCAATTTAACCGAATGACCCGCTCCGGCGGGTTTTTGCATTTCTGGGCTCCACATTCGTGGGGCCTTTTTTATGTCCGGCGCTAGGCGCTTTTCATTCCCGAGGGGAAAAAACCATGTTCACACTGAAACAGCTGTTCGCAATTCTGATGGGTACCGCTTTCCAATTCCGCTTTGGCGATGACGACGGCGGTGGTGGTGACGATGATGATAAAGGCGGTAAAAAGGGTGAAGCCAAGATTACCCCCGAAATTCAAAAACTCATCGATGACCAGGTTAAAGGCCTGAAGGATAAAAACAACGAGCTGCTTGACTCCATGAAAAAGGCTAAAGAGAGCCTCAAGCGTTTCGATGGCATCGATCCTGACGCAGTTAACGCCATGCTCAAACGCTTTGCTGATGACGAAGAAGCTGGCCTGATCAAGGAAGGCAAGATCGATGAGGTTCTGAATCGTCGCACCGACCGGATGAAGGCTGAGCATCAGAAGCAGCTGGAAGCGATGAGTGGCGAGGTCAGCAAGGCGGCGCAAGCCAAGGCAAAGCTTGCTGAGCGCGCTGTTAAGGCCGAAGTTATTGCGGCGGCAAATAAAGCCGGAGCCTTGCCGGAAGCCATGGACGACATCTTCTTGCGAGCCAAAGGCGTTTTCACAGTGAACGAAGATGGTGAAGTCGTTGCGATGAACGGCGACGAAGTCATTATGGGGAAAGACGGTAAAACCCCACTCAGCCCCCTCGAATGGGCTGAATCTCTGCGCGAAAGCGCAACACACCTGTGGCCAAAGGGCACAGGAACTGGGGCGCCAGGCGCCAAGAACGGCAGTCAGCATGCTGGGAAAGGGAATATTGGCGGCAGTAAGCAAGAACGCCAGGCAGCTATTGCAAGCAAATTCCCCGATTTGCCAGCGAAATAATCAGCGAAAGCTTAAAAATCTGAAAGGTTTATAAAATGTCTCTCTCAAATATGCAGGTGTTCAATGAGTACATCATGCCCGCAACCATTGAGACTCTGGATCAACAACTTGCAGCTTTCAACCAAGCAAGCCAAGGTGCAATCCTGCTGTCTCCTGATGGTTTCACAGGCGATTTCTTACAACAATCATTCTTCCAGACACTGTCTGCAGCTCAGCGCCGCGTAGACCGTTATGCATCCAATGGTGCAGCTTCAGCCACAGCGCTGACTGAGTTGAAGGAAAGCTCAGTTAAGATTGCCGGTGGCTTTGGTCCAGTGGTTTACGAACCTTCCCAAATGACCTGGCTAGAGCGCCCAACAGTTGCCGGTGTTGAAGCGGCGAGCAAAGCCTTTGCTGAAATTCTGTTGCGTGATCAGCTGAATACAGCAATTGCCGCTCTCGTTGCTGCGATCACTAACCAAGCCGCTGCGACAAATGATGTTTCAGCAACACTCGGCATTTCCCAAGTTGCTTTGAACAATTCGCATGCCAAATTCGGCGATGCCAGCCAGACTTTGGTTGCTCAAGTTATGCAAGGCACTACCTACCACAAGCTGGTTGGTCAGGCGCTGGCAAATGCGAATGAGCTGTTCAATGCTGGCAATGTCCGCATTGTCGATATCCTGGGTAAAGTGTCGATCATTACCGACGCTCCAGCCCTGGCAGTTACAGGTACGCCAAACAAAGAGATCATTCTTTCTTTGGTACCTGGTGCTGCTATGGTTCACGACGGCCGCGACATCATCACCAATGTGGAAACCACTAACGGTAAGCTTCGCATCGAAACCACTATCCAAGTTGATTACAGCTTCGGTCTGGGTTTGAAGGGTTACACCTGGGATGAAGCAAACGGTGGTAAATCGCCAACTGATGCCGAGATCGCCACAGGTACTAACTGGGACAAGATCGCAACCAGCATCAAGCACACCGCTGGTGTTGCATTAATTGGTGACTCTTCCAAGTAATCCAACCTGAAGAAGCCCTGGCCATACGGCTGGGGCTTTTCTTTTTGAGAAGGAATGAACATGTCCGGTAAAGAAAAAACCATCTGGTACGAAAAGCACCCCGTTAGCCAGGAACGCAAGCAAGAGCTGGTTGGCAAGGGTTTCAAGATCATAGATGCTGTCTTCAAGCCAGAAGGGTACGAGCAGGAAGGTGAAGGCGGTCTCGACAAGAACGGCGACGGCAACATCACGGTGAACGAGCTGCGCGCTGATCTTGAAAAGCGCGGCATTGCTTTCAAGAAGTCCGCCAGCAAGGCTGAGTTGCAAGAGCTGCTGCTTGCTGCAATCGTGGACGAAAAGGCCAAGGAAGAAGAGAAGGCCAAGGAAGAGAAAAAGCCAGAAGGCGAGCTCCCAGTCGTCAATGCAGACGAGGTAACCACCACCGTCGCAACTGATGGCGCTCCTCAGGACACGACTGCCCAGCCTGCGAGCACGAATTAACGCAACGCCGCGCAACACACTGCAACACCACTAAAGCCCCTTAACCGGGGCTTTTTTATTCCCAGAAAGAAAGCCGAAGGTCCACATGACACTTATCGTCGAAGACGGCACTGGGAAAGCTGACGCTGAGAGCTATAGCGACGTTGCTTTTGCAGATGCCTATCATGCCCGTCGACTGAATTCCGAATGGGCACCTCTGGATGCTGCCATCAAGGAAGCCCATTTGATCAAGGCTACTGAGTATCTGGATGCCAAATATGGGGCCAAATGGATTGGTAGCCGCAAGATTGCCCTCCAGGCGCTTAGCTGGCCACGCGTTGATGCTGTTGTAGATGGGGTTGAAGTTGATGCGGACTCAGTCCCTATCCAAATCGTACGGGCATGTGCTGAGTTGGCATTTAAGTCCTTCAAATTGGCTGGGCAACTCCAGCCTGACCTCAAGCGCGCAAAGCTGAAGGTCAAGGTCGACGTCATCGAGACTGAATACGATCCCAATTCACCAGAGCAAACCCGGTACCAGGCCGTTGAAACGATGATTGCACCATTCATTCAATCGGCATTTGCACAGGTGCGGCTGGAGAGGGCATGAGCACGGTTTTACCTTTCCGCCCTAAGGCCGTTGCAGAAAGCGATACTGCACTTCCCACAGCGTCCGGTGAAGCGGTATGCATGAGTTGCCGACATGAATGGGCTGCAGTGGCACCGGTTGGAACGCATCAACTTGAATGTCCTCAATGCCACACGCATAAAGGGCATTGGAAATTTGAATTTCAGCCAGAACCCGGAACGTTGGTGCGAGCGTGTCATTGTCAGAATCAGCTGTTCTACATCACCCCAGAAGGGCATATCTGCGCGAACTGTGGCATCTACCAGAGGTATTGAAATGAGCTTCGATTACTTGGAAACAGCACAGGAAGCCGATGAGCTGCTTCGCGAGTACGGTGCCCAGTGGACTATCAGGAAGAAAGCAGGAATCGGATATACCCCTGATGCTGGAATGAATCCAGGTACCTCAACCGATATGACGCCCTTCGCCGCCTTGTTTGATTATAAGGAAAAGGACTACGGCATCAAGCGTGCGGATGGCACGCAGATACTCGTTGGCGATAAAAAGCTGCTTGTATCAGCCATTGGCATTACAGCTTCACTCCTGCCAGGCGATTTAGCGTTGGCGCCGACTACTTCCGTGAAATGGCAGGTGGTCAATGTGAAGGCAGTGGGCCCGGCCGGGGTTACCGTTCTCTGGGAACTGCAGGTGCGGAAGTGAACAATGATCAGTTCCGGATGGACATTGCCAAAGCCATCGAAAAGGCAAAGCAAAAGCAGGAACTGTTCGTACAAAAGGTGGTGTTGGAAATATTCACGCGGGTGGTAATAAAAAGCCCGGTCAGTACGGGCCGTTTCCGCGCGAACTGGCACATTTCCGATGGCCCCTATACCTACGTCGACGATAAGACAGATAAACAGCCATACGGGGCAGCGCCGGGCTTCGACAATGTTTTGCAGGCTGACCGGCAGATAGCTGGCATGTTAAAGCTGAGCGTGGTGTATATCCTGAATGCGTTGCCGTATGCGAAAAAGCTGGAATATGAGGGCTGGTCCGATCAGGCGCCTGCCGGCATGGTTCGTGTCACCCTGGCTGAAATCAACACCATCATCAATAACGCGGCATTTGAGGTGAAATCACTGTGAGCGAGATCAATATCCGAAAGGCTTTTGAAAAGCGCTTGCTGGCTCTGGATACTGCTTTCGCAACCGCATGGCCAAATGTCGAATTTGATCCGGTTCTCGGTGTTCCATATCAGAAGCCGAGCCTCCTGCCGGCAGCCCCGGAAAACCCGACTTTGGGGGATGGCTACTACCGAGAAGTTGGCGTGTTTCAGGTCTTGCTCTATTACCCCTTAGGGGATGGCCCAGACAACGCAGACTTGAAAGCCTTGGCCATAAAGAATCACTTCCCGCGGGCATTGAAGATGACGGAGGCCGGGCAGGTGATTCAGGTGATGCTCACACCAACCATTGCTCCCGGGTTCGAGTCCATGGAGCGATGGTGCATCCCGATCAGTATCAACTACCAGTCAGAAGTAAACCCATAACCCTAGCAACACCATTCAATCTAGCCGCCTTGTGCGGCTTTTTTCATTTGAGGAGCCGTAAAAATGGCAGACGCACAAGGCATTAACAAGATCGTAGCTTACAAAAAAACTACCGGAGGCTGGGGCACCAAGCCATCTGCCTCGGGCGCGAAAACACTGCGCCGTGTAACGATGGCCAACAACCTGACCAAGACAACCTACCAATCGGAAGAAATCCGGGCATCCCAGCAAACGGCTGACTTCCGCCATGGCACGCGCTCAGCAACCGCCACACTGAACGGCGAGTTGTCCAGCAACAGTTATGCAGATTTCATTGCGGCAGGCCTGCGCAAAGACTTTGTCGCGGGCGCCGCCTCCGGCACGCTTACCACCATTTCGGTGAATGCCACCACAAGCAAATTCATTCGCTCGACCGGCTCTTTCATTACAGACGGTTTCCGCCGTGGCCGCATTATGCAGAGCTCGGGTTTCGCGGCCGCCGGAAATAACGGACTGTTCCTGATTGCCGCAGTGACTGCCCTTGAAATTACCGTTGTGTCCTTTGAGGAAACCAGCCCGCTGGTGACCGCAGCCGCTGGTGATTCCGTCACATTGACCGTCAAGGGCAAGGAAACCTATGTTCCCAAGAGCGGCCACACAGATGACGACTTTTGCATTGAAGAATGGAGCCCTGACACGGGCGTTTCCCGCATCTTCTTGGGCCAGCAGGTCAATACACTGAATTTCTCAATGGCACCGAATGCCATGGCCACTCTGGAAGTCGGCTTCATGGGTAAGGATGCTGAGCCTGCGACCGGCACCCAGTATTTCACCAGCCCAACTGCCCAGGGCGGCGACGGCACCTACAGCGGCCCCGATGGCATCGTGCTGATCAATGGCGTTGCCAGCCGCAAGATTACCAACTTCGGCATTCAGATCAATGAATCGATCGCGCAAGAGCCTGTTGTTGGTTCCAAGTCGATTGGCGCCAAGTCTCGTGGGGATGTGAACGTCACCGTGCAGCTGTCATCGATATTCACCGATGCCACATTGCTGAATAACTTCGATGCTGAAGATGAAATCACCATCACAGTGGCTTTGCGTACCGCTGATAAGGCCAACGGTATGGCCTTCCATCTGCCGCGCGTGAAACTCGGCAGCGGTACCGTTGATGATGGAAAAAAGGTGCTGATTTTGAGCGCCGACGGTCAGGCGCTGGAATATGTTGGCAGCGCGGCCGATATCACCCCAACCACCATCGTTATCCAGGACACCGCAATCGCATAACTCACCCGAGCCGACATAGAGCGGCTTTTTTATTGAGCAGATTTGCTCACCCATGGGCAATTTGGCCGCTGGCAATTCCGCTGGCGGCCTTTTTTTTGGAGCATTTGAAATGAAAAACCAATCCTCATCCTTCGACATTTCCTCGTTCAATGCAGTCGCAGACTCCGAAGTCGGTATTGATATTTCAATGAAACTCGCCAATGGCGATGACAGCGGGGTGATTTTCACCGTAATCGGCAAGCATGCAGATGCCGTGCAAGTCTGGACAAAGAAGATGTTCCAGGCCATGCAGCGGGAAGAGCAGATGGCCAAGCGCCGTGGCAAAGATGCCGAGTTGCTGGACATCGACAAGTTGCGCGAACAGAACATTGAAGGTGCATGCGTTCGCGTGATCGGCTGGAAGAATGTTGATCAGCCCTTCGACAAAGAATTGCTCAAGAGCGTGTTGCGCAAAAACCCGCACTGGGTCGAGCAAATCACCGATGAATCGAATGATCAGGCAAATTTTACGAAGAGCAACTAGAACTCCTGGTTGCTTTCTGCGCGTTTGACTTTTCTCTTAACCAAAAGCTCGCCGATGGCTTCACCAGGCGCGAGCACTACATAGCCGCACAGTTACCCATTGAAGATTGGGGCTATCCGGAATTCTCGGACAGCCTCTTTACTCTTTGGCAGCACTTCTTGCGGCTAAACAAATGTCGGCCTGTGGGGTTGGGTAACTCGCCAATCCCGCAATCCGAAATTCAAGCATATCAAGCGAACCGCAGGATCCGGCTCAGCAATTTCGAGTTGGATGCCATCGACAAGCTTGACCTGGCAGCTCTGGCCGAAATGAACAGGAAAACAAAATGATCGATATCTCCACCATTGGCGTTGGCATAGATTCAAGCCAAGTCAAAGTTGGAGCCCGTGATCTTGATAATTTCGGCCAGGCTGCCGATGCTGCCTCGCGCAAGGCTGATAGCCTTGGTGCATCTGCGACCAAGAATGCGAACAGATTTGACGAGCTGGCCAAAGAGCTGGCTTTAGCCAATCGCCTGCTTGGCTCCGGCATCCCTGTATCGGAATCCCGTACGCGCGCGGCCTATGCCATGGCCGGTGCAACACAAAGCCAGATTGATGAGCTGGTCAAGCTCGAGCGCAGCCTCAAGAAGGCAGAAGAAGCCAGCAACAGCAGCCTGTTATCCATGGGCAAGTTGTCCGCCTTGCTGGGGGCTGCATTCTCTATTACCGGCATCAGCCATGTGCTGGATGAATACACCAAGTTTACTGCCCAGCTGAGACTCGCAACCCGAAGCGCAGAAGAGTATTCCGCGGCATATCAGAACGTCATCTCGATTGCTCGAAGCTCACAAAGTGAAATCGGTAGCACCGGCGTGCTCTATGCCCGGCTGAATAATGCACTGCGCGAGCTGGGGGTAACTCAGTCCCAGGTATCCAGCATTACCGAAACTGTTGCGCTAAGCCTGCGCGTGTCCGGCGCCACCGCTGCCGAATCTGCATCGGCAATGCTTCAGCTTTCGCAGGCCTTTGGTAGCGGCGTGCTACGCGGTGAAGAATTCAATGCCGTGAATGAGGCTGCGCCGGGCCTGATGCGTGCGCTGGCAGAAAGCCTTGGCGTACCCATTGGCGCGCTGCGCAAGATGGCCAGCGAGGGGGAATTGACCTCAGATGTACTGGCCAAAGCCTACAGCGACCCTAAATTACTTGCGTCTCTGCGCGAGCAGGCCAAGGAAGTTCAGACAATAAGCAGCGGCTGGACTGCGCTTAAAAACGAACTGACCATCGCGCTGGGCGAATTTGATAAAGCCGTGGGTATTTCCTCGGCTGTTGCCGGCGCCCTAATTGGTATCGCTCAGAATCTTGATCTTGTTGCAGTGGGCGCTGCGGGCGCCGGTACAGCCATGGCCTTCATATATGCGCCTGCCGTTCTCAGCGGCCTCAAGGTGCTGGCCGATGCATTCCTGCTACTTTGGACCCGCATCACCGGGCCGCTGGGTATTGTGGCAGCCCTGGGCGTGCTGGGCGCTGAAATGTATCTCTTCCGCGATCGCTCTGTAACCGCTCTGGACCGGATCAAGGAAAAAGCGGAGGAGATGAATAAAGAGCTGGCCAAAACCAAGGGGCTGATCGACGAATCCACCGAATACGGCAAGGCCAAGATTGCGCTCAATGAGTACATGCGCGAGAAGGCTAAGCTGGTCCAGCAAGAGCGGGACTATCAGGAGCAGCTGGATAAAACATCTAAAATCCGCACCGTTCAAAACCTCGGCACGCTTCTTCCCCTTGAACGCGGCCTGAAAGCGACACAGGATCAACTGAAGGCTTCCAATGCGCTGATAGATGAGACCATTAAGAAGATATCAGAGCTTGAAAGTGCTGGCTCCGAAGAGATTAAGGCCCCTAAGCAGAAGTTTGCCCAGCTCACGGCCGAGATCAAAAGCGCCCTGGATATCCGCAAGGAATACACCGAGCAGGCAACTGCCATCATCGCTGCAGCGCAGGAAGAGGGCATCTCCAATGAGGTGCTGCAAGGCAAGCTGGTTGCATTGACCGACAAATACTACAAAGTCGGCAAGGCCAAAAAGAAGCATGTTGAGCTCAATGACGAGCAAAAGCAGTCCCTGCGTGAATTGCAGCGCGAAATCGATCTTGAAGGCAGCCTTGAGGCTGAAGCGTACAAGAAGCGTGCTGATGCCCAGAAGGATTTCACTGAAGGCCTGAACTCGTCTCGCAAGGCGGTGGATGATCTCCTTTCATCTGCCTACAAGCAGATCGAAAGCACTCAGCAGCAAATCGATGAGATGGTGAAGGGTAAAGCTGCGGTCAATGCCCTGGAAGCCGCCCGCCTGCGGGAAACATCGTCAGCTTATGCCCAAAATGCTGCCTGGGCGCAGCAGAACGGTGTAGCTGCTGAAAATGTGCAGTACATGAAGGACATGGCCTCTCGATTCGAGGATTTGGCCGTTGCACGTGAAAAGTCGTTCGAAAAGTCTCAGGTTCTCGAAAATCTGAAGGATGTCCAGGCTGCCAATAAGAAGTCGGTCGAGAGCATGCAGCGTGAATATGAGCGCATGTCCGACAACATCAACCGGGCGTTGACAGATGCTCTGATGCGTGGGTTCGATTCTGGCAAGAGCTTTGCTGAAAATTTCAGGGATACACTTGTCAGTCTGTTTAAAACCCTTGTGCTGCAACCGGTTGTCAAGTTCCTGGTGGATGCATCAGGCATTTCCTCCATCCTCGGGACGCTTTCTAACGGGGCCGCTGTTTCTGGATTTTCTGGGTCCAGTGTTGCTGGTGGATCATCCTCCGGACTCGGCAGCATTGTGAGCCTTGCCAAGAATATTTACAGCGGCATTACAGCGGGATTCGACTCGCTTAATGCTTCTCTGGTGGGAAAAATCGGTGACCTGGGCACGTTCCTAGTTGATAAGGGGTTTAACAACCTCGGCGGCATGATCGGCCAGTACAACACCCAGATTGCCAGTGCACTGCCATATTCGGCAGCCGTGCTTAACCTGCTGCAGGGCAATACCACCGGCGCAGCACTGTCGGCAGCAGGTGCGTTTCTCGGGAACCTCACTCCGCTTGGACCAATTGGCGGTGCCATCGGCGCATCAATTGGTAGCATGGTCGGTGGTTTGTTTGGTGGCGGTGCGCCACTGCGCAACTGGGCCCAAGTAACCAGTAAGTACGATACCAGTGACACATTCAAGGTGACCGATACGCTGGCCAAGCGGGGCGGGACTGCCGTCATCAGCCCGCTCACTGATCTCAATAAGGCGTTCAGCAAGCAGTTGGATGGCTTTATGGAGGCGATGGGGTCGGATGCAGCACTGCGCCTGGTTTCCTCCTTCTCGACCCGTCCGGATCACGATACCAAGGCCGCGCTCTCTGGAAGCATCAATGGCAAGAGCTTCAGCCTTGGGCAAATCCTCTATGACGAAAATGACACCAAGGCATGGAGCAAATACGTCAGCACCGTGCTGGGCAAGGGTATGGTGGCCGCGATCCGTGCCAGTAATCTGGAGCAGGGATTCAAGGACCTGTTCAAGGGATTTACCGGTCAGGAGGGCGTCACTAAGTTGATGGGGTATGTGATCGACTTCAAGAATGCATCTGAAGAGTTGATGGACACCTATGGCATCACAGCTGAGACAGCCGCGAAAATAGCACGCCAGGGTGGCAGCACTAACAAAGAGATTCTGGCATTCACACAAGCCTTTGCCGAGTTTTCACTTGGGTTGATGAAGCAGAGTGAGCAAATTCTGCTTGCGCGTAACAACTTCACAAAGGCGATGAATGACATCATCGAAGGAGTATCCGCACCAGATAGCCTGGATGGATTTGACGCGATTCTTGCCAGCATCGATACATCTACGAAGGCTGGCCAGAAACAGTTCGCAGACCTATTTAAGCTCCGCGATACGTTCAGCGAATTGACCTCTACCGTAGACAACATTAAGTCGGCTGTTAAATCGTCAATTTATGACCTGCTGCCAGACGACCAAAAATTGAAGGCACAGGCCGCTGACATCAAGGCACTTTTCGAGAAATATAATCTGACCGTGCCTGTTGACGCTCAAGGCATGCTCGATATTGCCAATAGCATAGACTATACAACGGAGGCTGGTCTGGATTTGGCAGCGGCCCTGCCTTCTCTGGTTGAGGCATTCAAGCTAACACAGTCCAGCGGTAACGAGCTGATTGCGAAATTCAAAGGCTATGCTGATTCGCTAAAGTCATTTGGACAATCGTTGGTTACAGGAAGCAACGCGCTGTTATCCCCGAATGATCAGTACGTGGCAGCAAAAGCCGAATTCGAAAAGAACTCTGCCCTGGCTGCCGCTGGGAATGACGAGGCGCTGGCAAACTTCCAAACAATCGCACAAGCATTCCTTGATGCATCGAAAGCATTCAATGCGTCGAGTCAGGGGTATTTTAACGATCTGGAAGCCGTGAAGGCTGCTACAAGCACGGCGCAAGTCAGCGCGCTGGCGAAAGCCGATGTTTTATCGGTTACCGATATGACAACGGCGGTGGCAGCCGGCACATCGCAGGCCAATGTTGAACTGGTGACCGAACTGCAGGAGCAAAACACGCACTTGGCAGCCATGGTTCGACTGTTACAGGCCTCACAGCAGCAAATACTGGATAAGCTGAGCTCGCTTGAGGCTTCATCGCAAGACGCCGCGAACGCGGCCCTGTTACAGGCAGCATCATGAGTAAATGGATTATGGATATTCAGGCGCTGGATCCTGAGGACAATGAGGTCGTTCTCAGGTTCTCGGACTCAGCCTTCATCGATGATGATGACAATTACTATGATAACCGTCTGGAGCAGGCCGCATTATTTACAAACCAGGCCTTTACCGGTGCCGTGTTACAGGGCTCGCGATCTGGCTTCGGCGAGGCTGTGCTAATCAATACTGATGGCGCACTGAATGAGCTGGTGGATTACGCTGTAGACGGCCGGGGCCTTTCGCTCAGCCTCGAGGATGATGGCACGATCACCAAGTACATTCAGGCAACAGCCCTCCGGCTGGTGGACGATAACAACAAGATTCGCGTCATATTACGTGATCCGCAGGCCAACATTGACGAGCCGCATCCACTGGATGTTTTCGCAGGTACCAACGTGTTGCCTGCAGGGGTTGAGGGTACCTCTGACGACATCAAAGGCTCCAAAAAGCCGAAGGTTTTCGGGAAGGTACGCAGCGCCAGTCCGCTACTGGTCAACACTTCGAAGCTGATTTATCAAGTCTCAAGTCTTGATGCGGATGTGGTGGCAGCGTATGACCGCGGCGCATCATTAACCCGGGGGGCAAACTATCCTGACCTGGCCACCATGGAAAGCACCGCGCCCGATGCCGGGCAGTATCGAACCTTTCAAGGGTATTTCAGGTTGGGTTCTTCACCGGTAGGGACAGTGACCTGTGATGTTGACTCAAGTGCGAATGCTGGCGATGTGTTCAAACAGATAGCTATTGAAGCATCGATCACTGTGGAAGCCGCGGACCTGGCGCCAGCCAATGCCATCGGCGAAGTTGGAATTTTCCTGCAGGATGATACGACGACTGCCGCGCTACTGGACCTCGTAGCTAATAGCATCGGCTTTTACTGGTACTTCAATACCAACAATGTGGTGCGACTACTGCCGCTGTCTGCGCCTGCCACGGAAGATTTCGAGGTGAACGCCTCTCAGATAGTTGATATCACTCGAGAGTCAACAGGCGCAGGCTCAAACGGCTTGCCTTTATATCAAGTCCGGGTTTTGGCTGACAAAATTGAAACGGTCCAAACAGATCTAGCCGGTTCCGTTTCGGCTACGACCGTCGCACGCTTATCCGCTGAATATCGGGAAGCCAAGTTTACAAACAGTACGGTCAAGGCCAGGCACAAGCTCTCTGAGGAGCTTGTTATTACCTCGTGTTTGCGCTCGTTGGACGATGCACAGGCTGTTGCGGAAACGCTGGGAGCTCTTCTATCAGTCCGGCGTGATAAATGCGCAGTAACTGCGCGCTTGGATGATCAATTTGATATCGGCCGGGTCGTGCGAGTAGTGACCCCTAGGCTGGGGTACGCCGAAGGGCGAAACATGATAATCCTCGGTCATACCTTAGATGCAAAGCGCCGGCGCGTTACTTTCAATCTTTGGGGATAATTTGTGAATACAGGTCAACTAGGTACGCCACTCAGCATGCTTGGCCTCTTTATGCCAGGCGCTGTCGGTGAAGATGAAATTATTGAATCACCGACAACAGTCACTGAATCAAGCCTTAAAGAGAATGTTGTGACACTTTGCTGGCCAAATCGAATTTCGCAGTCAGTATTGACTGGTGGGGCTTGGCGGCCAACTTTGCCGCTGTCGAATGTCGCAAACCGTGTCTTTGCGAAAAAGGCGCGAAGCTTGGATGCTACAGAAGCTTCGACGCAGTTTCGAATTAGCTTGGATAAGTCACGCCCTATCGCAGTAGTTTCATTGGCAGCGCATAACTTCACGCAGTCTGCGAAGGTGCGAGTCGTTGCCTATACCGATTTGGCAGCTACAACAATTGCTTATGACACAAGCTTTAAGCCAGCCTGGCCATCATCATACTTGTTGGAAAGACTTGAATGGGAGGATAACAACTTCTGGTTTGGTGAAACTGTGCTCGATTCAGGCTCAGAGTATACGCCGCTTACTACGTTGTTTTTTGATGACCTCTATAACTGCCAAGCCATCGATGTATTTATTAGCGATACGACAAATGGGGATGGATATATCGATATCGGGCGTTGCTTTCTGGCATCGGCCTGGCAGCCCGAATTCAATATCAGCTACGGCATAACCCACGGCCACATCATTAACACGGAAATTGATGAGGCCTATGACGGCACGGAATACTTCGACCGAAAAAGAGCAAAGCGAACGGCTTCATTCGATATGCGCGCGCTGGACCGCACAGAGGCATTTGCTGTGTTGTATGCCATGCAACGCGACCTGGGTATTGATCGAGAGCTGCTTTACGCGTACGAGCTTGCGGAGACCGATGCAAGCTTTTATCGCACGTTTATTGCTCGAATCAAACAGCCAGACCCTATAGCCCAACCTTATTACGATACATTCAACGCACCACTGAATATTCAGGAGATTTTATAATGGCTAACGTAACTTTTCCGACAGCACTCGGTGGGGATGGCAGCACTGTCAGCGATGATAATGATCCGGTAACCGGCCTTGGCAATGGCGGACACCGCACGCGGTTTGTCCCGTCATTGAAAAATATCGTTGCCATCGCTCAGATGGTCGTAAATACGACAACAAATCTGGCATCTAAAGCATCACAGGTTGATTTAAATGCCACCAACTCCGAGCTTGACGCATTAACAGCACAAGTTGAATCATCAACATCAAGCATTAATACAAGTTTGGCCCTTAAAGCGCCAATTGCATCACCTGCATTTACGGGAACACCAACAGCCCCGACACCATCCACAAATGACAACACTACAAAGGTTGCGACTACAGCCTTTGTGATGGCCAACTCTGCGCGGAATCAAGATGCTACTGCCTCGCAAAAGGGGGTGGTTGAGTTAGCAACTGCCACCGAAATTAAATCCCTTGATTCCACGCGTGCCATTGCAGCGGACCAGATGCAGGCGGCCGTTGGATTTGCCGCCATGTACGAAAGCCCGCAACAGACTATTACCTCTGGCGGCTCATTAACGATTGCTCATGGCCTTGGGCGCACTCCGGTTATGGTCTCTCATCAGCTGGTATGCGTCACTGCTGAGCAAGGGTTTTCTGTTGGTGACAGACTAAACATAAGCCCTTTGCACATGGAGGGCACAAACGTCAATCGCGGCATGAGTGTTATTTCTGATGCCACAAATATAGGCATTAGATTTGGGATTTCAGCCAATGTATTTGCTGTTCCACATTTTTCAACTGGAACTATAGCCGGCCTCACTAACGCAAATTGGCGCTTAGTTGTCAGGGCATGGGGATAGTTATGGAAACAAAATATTTTGTAGATACGGATGGCAATTATCTTGGTGGGTTCTGTGGAGCTGAACCACCAGATGGAGCTATCGAAATTTCAGAGCCGCCTGCACATGGAAGCGATAAATTCGCTGATGGTGTTTGGGTAGTTACGCCCAGACTTAAAACCCAATTCACCTCCCTTGAATACCTTGATCGATTTACCAATGCTGAGCAATTGGCTGTGGTTGGCGCAACTATGAACGTACCAGAAGTAAAGCTGTGGTATGACCGCATGCTGGCCGCCTCGTATGTCGATATTAATGACCCGCGTGTGGAGGCTGGGATAAACGCACTCATCGATGCTGGTTTATTGAATTCAGAGCGTAAGTCGGCTTTGTTAGAGCCAACCCCAGTTTAGGGATCGACACTTCCTAATATCTTCTGATTTTTAAATCATTCAAGGCCGCAATTTGCGGCCTTTTTAATTTCAAGTTTTGGCGGCCTTAACTGGTCAGAGCCGCCCAACTACTCAACGCCATATCAAGGCCGCATTTGTGGTCTTTTTTTATCTCGATTTAAGAGGATTTGGAACATGGAAAATGTTGGAAATGACAAAGTTGCCCTGCTTGCATCTGGGGTGCTAATTGGCCAAACAAGCATTGTTTTATCTGCTAGCGGTGCTGATTGGCCTTCGGAGAATTTCCGCATTCGTATCGACAATGAGCTCATGCTGGTCACAAACAAGGGCGCAGGATCCCAGACAATTTGGAGTGTGGATCGAGGAATTGAAGGGACCATCGAAAGCGATCATTTATCAGGTGCCTCTGTATATCAAGTTTTGACTGCTGGCGGGTTGGAACAGTTTGTTGCAGATCGTTTGCCAGCGGTGGAGCTGTCTACTGAAGCTGGCCAGCTCATCAAGTATCAAGGGCTAGCTTTAATGGTTTCAAAAGAGGATGTGGCCGCGGCATGCGGCCTTGTCACTTGGGAATCCTTCATTGAGGATGAATCGTATATTACGCCAGTCTATGACGCGGGGGACTACATCATCCTCGGTGACAAGGTCTTTGCTCGCCGCCCAATCTCTCTGAATGAAGAGGCATTTTTCTATTCCCCTAATCTTGACTTGAGTTTTTCATCTGCCAATATCGACTTGAGCAATGCAGTCAACAACTCCACTGATTGGAAAAAGCTTGGACATGTTGAAGCTGTTGGCGATGTGGTGCGCTGGGCGCCTCTAACCACTGTTCGCGTAGATATTGAGGCTGACGGGGACCTTGCTGGCGTAACGCTCGGCCTGTTTACCAGTACCGTTCGTATTTATGAGGCCCATCGCATTCCAAAGCTGTTGCCTACGGGGCAGGGTAGTTCGGCGACTTACATTCTGACGCTTGTTCCCAACGCTCGCACCGGTGCGAGCCAGGTCACGCTCGGGAAGATTGACGACGCTACGGGCTACACATCACTCCCGAACGATAGCGCCATCATGGATATGAACACGATAGGTAACGTAGGATTTCCACTCTATGTGCAGTTCCCGACTTCAGAAGGCAATCTGCACATTACCTCATGCACTATGAGTTTATCTGTTCCGCGTCCGGTTAAAAATCGGTCTGTTCCTGGAGTTGTTCATCGCATCCCACAGGATCAGCCATACAAGAGTGACGATCTATGGAATCTCCCCATGACGACGGGAGCTGTAGTCCAGTTGCATCACTTTTCAGACAATCCTGCATCGACAGGAACCTCCGAAGTAACTGGAACGCTTAATGCGCAAGGCACTGCGGGCAGCGATGTCATTTTTGTATACGACAGTTCTCAGGTGAAAATCGGTGATTATGTGGCCGCAGGCTTGATTTCCCGATTTAATGGTGCATCTCCACTGGGTACCGTGGAAATTGATGACACGATCTCCTACAACATTTTCCCCTTGGCGACCAAAGTGATTGCCATCGTTGACTCGCAGCATGTCCAGTTGTCAAACCCGGTCAAGATTGACTTTGTCAGACGTGGAATTACCTCTGCCAATATTGTGCGTGGCCTTGCATTCACTCCATCGGCTATCAACTACAGCGTTTGGATGACAGGAAATCAAACGGCACCGGCCAATTACAGCATTCAGACCGGTAAGCGAAAAAAGAGCACTACGACCGTAAGTGCTAAGGCTTATGGGGACAAGGCCGCGATTATTCGCAAGGTCACTCGATCAGACCCCATACGGCAATGGACTTGCACAGGTAATGTTGTTATCTGGAATCCGTGGGCGAACAAGATTGAAACATACAGCAGCGACAATGGCGGCGACTACTATACAGGTCTCGTGTATTTCATGCGGACCCCGGACATTGCCAGTTTCCCGCTTGTAGACTCTGCGGCGCGCAACAAGGATGCAAATCTTGCGTTGATCATGGAAAACGGGATTTACTCTCATGACTCAACCAGGACTCGTGAAGTAATGGTTGGTGGGGTAAAAACTTACACATGCTCACGGGCCGTTTTTAAGGACCTAACCGGGTATGCCACCCCCGACATTCTTTCGCGGGGTCACCTGTCCGGGCCGCTATCCAACGGCACGCGCATGACCAGCGATGGCCTTGTGGCTGGGCTCGTTCGTAAGAAAGAACTTGACGCCATCATTCAGGTGGCGGACACGACGACGATCAATCCGGCAACTGGCGTGCCGTACACTCTTGCCGAGAAGGTGGACATCGCCCTGGCCTGTATCCCGCATCAACTGATGATGGTCGCTAGTCAGTTGCAGTTGATGTCAGAGTACTACTCCCCGAATGTGGCAGATCAATCCACCGCTGGGCGTGTTCCTTTTTATAGCTACTACGGCCAACAAGAGCGCAACCGACCGGTAGTGGCTGCGGCCACAGGGACGCACTCGGTCGGCGATGTGTGGCAGCTCAAGGATGGCACTTACCTGGAACCGATGTCAGTGATCATCGAGGCAGTGAATGCCTCTGGCACCCCGACAAAGGTCTTCGTTGGAAACTGCGGGCAGTATTACACCCGGCCTACCGGCGACGGCAACGCTCTTGTATTAACCAAAATGAGCGGCACCGGCACTACGCTGTCGATTGACGTTCTCGGTCTCTCAGGCATGCCAGATGTCGATACTATCGCCGAAGCTTTCCCAGAGACTTGGTTTCGATCTACGGTTAAATGGCCCGCCTCGTCTCGTGACGCTGCCTATGACGATTATTCAGGCTCAATCCAGCCTGGGGCGCTACTTACAATTAACCCCTTGCGAGACCTGCGGACCGAGGCAATTACCCTACTGACTGCGAACCCCAGCTCACTTTACAAGCTGGAATATTGGGCCGTGTTGTCGGCCATTCAAAAGTACGGCCTCGAAGTCTGCGACCTTGCTTCACAGACCAATCATGTGGTTGTGTTTGACTGGGACCTTACGACCACTCAGTTCAACGCGGCATGCATTGAAACTGGTTCAACCGTATTCACCGGCATGAAGTACATAAAAGGCCAGCTCGTTGCAGTGGAAAATGTTACGCCTTTAATGAAAGGTGGGGTTGGCACTTTAAAAGCGCCATTGGCCGCCCAACTTTTCTCCGTTTCGCCTTAACTAGAGGAATAAATTATGTCCATGAACTTTGCCGTCATCACGCCAAGTAAAGACCCATCTACCAACGCTATTTTCACAGCCTATAACGGCGAACTTCCGGCAGTGCTGGCGATGCTGAAGGCGGCCAGCGAGTTGTCGGGCGCTGGCGGGGTGATCGAAAACCTCACTACAGTCCTCAATGCCTATCTGGGTGCTGAGAATTTCACCGTTGCAGCGCTATCGACCATGAACGTCGACAATGGCGTGAATGGTACCTATCTGGTTGACGCGAGCTATGTGATCACCGAACGATATGGGGATGGCTCCAACCCGGATGCTCTTTCTGTTACGAATCTCGATGAGTTGTCCGAGGTGCCATATTACGAAGCGGTGCTGGAAGAGATACGAGGCCTTTTGTCTTAATAAAGCTGGTTATTCCAGTAAATACTGCAGTCTCGCATACAGGCGAGGTTTTAAATTCGTGTGTATTGGCCCAAGTATGGGCCATTTTTTTAGGTGAAGACTATGACCCAACTTGCATGGGGAAAGCGGGTTAGCGAGCAATTTCGCGCGCGCGTAATGCAAATCTGTGCAGCCTTGAACTGGTCAGAACAGCATGCTAACTGGCTTATGGCCTGTATGGCGTTTGAATCAGGGGAGAGCTTCAAACCTGACGTGAAGAACGCAGCAGGATCCGGCGCCACCGGTTTGATTCAGTTCATGCCTTCCACAGCTCGCGGCCTTGGCACCTCGATCATGGCATTGGAGCTGATGACGTCCGAAAAGCAGCTGGATTATGTGGAAAAGTATTTCAAGCCATATGCCAGGCGCATCAACTCGCTCTCTGATATGTATATGGCCATTCTGCTGCCCAAGTACGTCGGTGCCGGTGAGGATGCCATTCTTTTCAGTGACGGGGTGGCCTATCGACAGAACGCCGGGCTTGATGCCAACCGAGACGGGAAGATCACCAAAAAAGAAGCCACCGCAAAAGTCCAAGCCAAGCTCGATAAAGGCATGAGGGCTCAATATGTTTTGTAAGGATTGCCATGGAAGAAGCCCTCTCGCTGTACCTCGGACAACCATGGGGGTTGATTGCCTGGGGCGTCATCAATGTCGTGTTCTCCATTATTGCGGGCACGCTAGGTTACTTGTCCCGCACCTGTAGCAGCGAGAGCCCGGTTCTCTTCAACAGCAACCGCATGCTAATCGAAGCTGGATCCTCCGGCTTTGTCGGGTTGCTTGTATTGATGATGTGTAGCGTGAGCAATCTGGGAGGGGCCGCGACAGGTTTATGCGTCGGCTTTTTTGGCTGGGTTGGTGCACCTGCAACCATCGTTGTACTGGAAAAGTTCGTTTTCCGTCTCATAGGAATAGTCAAACATGAATCCACTAAATCTGATTAACCCTCTCAATTGGCTGAACCCCTTCAAGCTGTTATGGGGCTTTGTCACCGGCAAGCCTCAGCTGGCCCTGATGTACGCAATGATCGCGGGCCTTCTCGTCATGGCCGTGGCTGTTACCACTCAGTGGGGGCAGAAAAAGGTTACCGAGGTGAGGCTGGCCAACACAGAAGCTGATCTGGCCAGGCTGGATCGAGAGAAAAACCAAATCCGGCATGAGCTCAACATCGAGAAAAACATCAATGAGACCCAGCAATCCAAGATCGGCTGGCTGGAGGAGCAGCGCGCAATCGATGAGGCGGCAATGAAAGCCTTGCGAGCCGATAACCAGCGCATCAATCTCAATGATCGCAGTGCCCGTGACCGCTTGAAAAAACTGGAGGCAAATAATGCAAAAGTTCGTGAATATCTCAATCAGCCTATTCCTGATGAGCTTAAGTGCTTGCTCAGGAATAACTGCCCAAAAGACTCAGCCGCCGGCAGTGGAAATAAGAACAGTGACAAAGATCGAGAAACCGGTCCCGCCATCAGAACTAACCCAGCCTTGCGAACGGCCGGGCAGTAGCGATTTCAATGTTCTGAGTGATGTGCTGAATGACCGTCAGGACTGGATTACGGCTTGGGAGCGTTGTAATGCGAGATACAACAGTTTAATTCAGTGGGTGGGTAGGCGGTGACTCGTGAAACCAAAAACATTCTGTTCCACTTGGTTTATCAAAATGCTCAATTAACCGATGGCTCCCCAAAATGGAATCAACGAACTCGTTTCCAAATTTTTCCTTAGCGAAATATCTTCTGCACCCATAAGCGCATGCGTCAGCAAGTTGAACCAAGGGGTCCTCCGCTTTATCAACAAAATGCACTGAGTTTCTTATTCGGGTTATTCGTAACTCACCACTTTGAGTCATATAACCGGCTGCTTCATCTTTTGAGGTTGTTCTTAATAACTCCGGAGGAATATACAAAGGCCTATCTCTATAGCTAGAAGCAGAATTTTTCAAATACTTTCTCATTGCAGGTACATCTTCAGCAACAATAAAAGCCGTTTCGGTCGGTCTGCCGTGTCGTCGTATATTCCGATCCGAAATCGCTAGGCAAGTGGAGAAAGCCATTAAGTGTTCAAACTGATCAGGTGATAGTGATGATTGGCTACCAAGGTTGTAGTCAACAGATCCTCTCCAATGTGCGGAGATCGTTATAGACATACCAATTTTACGCGGGATACTCATCATGCACTTCAGTAAGTGCAAACGATCAGTCATAGACCAGGATTCTTGATATTTTCTATCACCGAAGACCTGGGTGGCATGAAAAACAAATCCATCTTGAAATTGCGGCGGAACGCTCCCTAAGGTTTCCTTCACTAGCTTTTCTGCCGCGTGGATATGTTTATCAGCATCTGCAATCAACCCAACGACAACTGTGACTGGCTCTTTAGCAGATGTACCTGCTTCATCCATAAAAATAAAACGCATGTTTAACCCCCCTTTAAGTTGACCTAATGATACCGCCCCAGTCTGTTGTGTAAGCAGGGCTCTTGGTTTCTTGTTTCATCGCCCAAGGCGCTCTATATCCCAGAGATGCTGACCGCAAGGCACCTTTCCCCATTTTCCTGTTCACCGAGTCCAAGGCCGCCATCAGCCTGGCCGACTTCTCCACTTCAGCAGTAAAGCCGAACAGATCATTCTGCTGCCCGCCGACTGGGACAATTTCGCCAAGCATAACTCCAGCTTTCTGATATCGAAAGCCTGGTTTATAGATACGCTTCAGGATCCAGAGCGCCACGCCGATCAGTTGCATTGTGTCATCGGTCGGGGAGGGAAGCGGAACCGTCAGACTGTTGCTGTACTTAGGGCCGTCGCCGAATGGCGAGGTGTGAATAAACACGTGCAGCGTGCTGGCATATCCCTGCTGGGCGCGCAGCTTCTCGGCAGCCCGGCTCACATATAGGCTGATCGCCTCGGCAATGCTCTGCTGATCCTCCACGGGGTAGCCAAATGACCGGCTTGAGATGATCTGCTGCTTGTCCGGTACCACTTCTTCCAGCTCCATGCAGGCATGCCCCTGCAGCTCCCGCACGGTCTTTTCCATCACGACGCTGAATTGCTGGCGCATGTGCTCCGGATCCTGCCGGCGCAAGTCCAGCGCAGTCTTGATACCGAGGTCGATCAGCTTGGCCGACAACTTTCGGCCTACGCCCCAAATCTCTCCAACCTCAATCCTGGCCATGGTCGCGTCCAGCTGCTCAACCGGCAGCGCATTGAAGTCGCACACGCCAGAATCATCCAGCAGCTTTTTCTTTGCCGTATGGTTGGCCAGCTTGGCCAGCGTCTTGCTCGGCCCAATTCCCACGCATACTGGCAGGCCAGTCCACTGCCTTATCTGCCCGCGCATTTTCTGCGCGATGTCCGCGTGCCGCCCGGGCATGCCGGTGAGGTCCAGGAACGACTCATCGATGCTGTAGACCTCTTGTGTGGGCGCGTACTGGCTAATGATCTTCATCACCCGGTTGCTCATATCGGCATACAGCGCGTAATTGCTCGACAGCGCCAAGATCTTGTAGCGCCTGGCCTCATCCTTCAGCTGAAACCACGGTACACCCATCTTGATACCCAGTGCCTTTGCCTCGGCGCTACGCGCCACCACGCAGCCGTCATTATTCGACAGCACCACAACCACGCGATCTTTCAAGGCAGGGTTAAACACGCGCTCGCAGCTGGCGTAGAAGTTATTGACATCGATCAGGGCAATGGCACGCTTCATATAAACCGGCGCATGGATCCTGTGACTACACCGACAATCTCGACCGTCTGGCCGTCTTTGAACTTGATGGGCTGATAGGCGGGGTTTGCTGGCAGCAGCTGGCCGCGCCCGAGATACTTGACCGTGAACTCACCATCGAGCTCGGCCAGGACCACGTGGCCAATGCTGGGCGTGATCGAGCGATCGACCACAAGCACATCGCCGTCGAAGATTCCGGCATCGATCATCGAGTCACCTTTCACGCGCACGAAGTAGGTGGCCGTTGGGTTGCCGACTAAGTAATCATCCGCGCTCAAACGGTCCTCGACATGATCGGCAGCGGGGCTGGGGAATCCTGCCGCGACGGGGTTGTCGTAAAGTGGCATAGGCGGATAAACGCCGGGATGGTGTGCCATGATGGCGGTGACATTAGCTGGCTGAAGTGAAATTATGCTGGCTTTCAT